TGACATATGGGAATGTCGGCGAGCGGCGACAAGAGGTGATGTGATGATTAACGATATCAACGCGTTGGCTGAGTCCATTAGAGATAGCAATGTACCGCAATGGCTGAGTGAATACATCGCTCGGCATCGCGAGCGGCTGGGCGCCGAGCTTAAGATATTTGGTGAGTGTGAGATACCAATGCCTGACGGCATGGTGATGGTCGTGACGGCGAAGCGGTGACAGGGGGCAGGGCATTTTCGTTGCCTCTCACTCGAAGCATGAGCACCAGCCAGATGTATTTGCCCGTGCAGTGGCCCGTAAGCCCGCTGCCTGACCTCATAGGAGTGAGAAGAGGGATGAGCGATGCATAAGATGCTGAATGAACTGTTGCGCGAGGCACTGCGCGAAGGATTGCGGAAGCTGGTTGAATTGGTGCGGCGAGGTGCGAGATGATGATAGCGATTGGTGTTGCCCTCGGGCTGATTGCTGTTGGCGTGGTGCTCTGGGTGTGGGTGATGTATATGGAGTGCACGCGAGGTGAGCGATGACGCGCGTGATGACGCGCGTGATGACGCGATGCATGCGGCAGCGCGTGATGTCGGACGGCGGCCAACATTATGATGTGTTGGTCTTTGACGATATCGTGAGGGAGAAGGCGTTGCCAGAGCCGAAGACCTTGGGCGAGTACACGCGCGATGCGCATAGGCGCAAGGCAGCAAAGCGTGTAAAGATTACACATGGGGTTGTAACTCAAACGAAGGGAGGCGACTAAGATGCGAACTCAATCGACTATCATCCGAGAGTATGCGAACGGCATGGCGGATGGTTTTCTTAATGACTTGGTTGCTGGACACATCCCTGGTGGAGAGCCGAAGAGCGAGAACGCGCTCATCGAAGCTTTTATCCAGTATGTGTCTTCAGCATCTAGCGTCAGAACATAGGCGGGTTGGCATGTGTTATCCTCGTGGTGTGCGGGCTGGCGTGGGCTGGCTCGCATGTCCACGAGTGTAAAGATTACATGGTGCGACGGCATAGTTGCTGCCGCGCTTGCGAGCGATTTATTTTTGCCTGACGACATTTCGTCACGACAAAAAGTGTCACACTGACGATATATCGTCACATTGGGAGGATTCTACACATGACTTGGGACTTTGCGGTCGGAGTCGGTCTAATCTTGACGCTGGTGTGCGTGCTGACGTGCCGCCCGCGCAACTAACTCCTTGCGCATCATCACATTATTCGAAATCAGTATTTTGGCATAGTCTGCGCGGCGTGCTAAGTGCTGTGTTTGCATCAGTGAGGCAGCGATGCGCACGCGGCGCGCGGGCGGCACCAGCACCTGGACATCGCAGCGGCATTTCGAATGCGCCACAGCCCCACAACTCCAATCGAATCAACGAGGGAGCAAACCATTTCGAGCGGTCGGCGATGCGGTCATTGAAACTGTGGCGCCGGGCGGCGGCGAGCAGGGGTCCCTTTGGAATTCATGTTTGGTTTCGAAAAACCCCAGCCTGCCCGCCCGCCCAGCTAAGCTTGACTACACACACACCTTTCCGTCCGTTAAAGTTTATTACGAATTCGCTTGACACCATTTTCGGTTTTTGGTAATCTCGGAGAGTGGAGACACCCCATGTATAAAGTGGTTCCAATGGGTCCGACGATGTTCGGGCTTGTTCACAAGTTGTTGATGGATAACAAGTATCCAACCATGGCCGGGCTCCTGAAAGACAGGTGGGACGAAGAAAAACCCTGCGATGATGAGAATCCGCCGCAGGGCACCAAAACCCCAAGTACCGTCTTCCCGGGGGCTGAAGCGGTCAAATTCGTAACAGGAGGAAATTCGATGGCGAAAGGTGATGTTCACGATATTCTCTACAAGTCCCTGCGAAGTTACCAAGACGGCGTATTTCGCCACGGTAATGGTAACCTCACTGGGCGACTCGGGCCGGAATTGACAGCCCTGTACGACCATCTTAAGGCGGCGCTCGACCAGATTGGGGCCGGGCTTCCGACTTTGCCCGACCGTGACCAGCCTCAAAAGGCGACCAGCCCCGCCGTGTCCGAGTGGGTCCGCCTTTCTCCGAACACAACCTCTGCCGCGCGCGAACTCGGCTATGGCGTGGCGTCGACACCCACGGAACCCCCGGCGCCGCCCGCGAAGACCTACGGGATTGACTTCGGCGTGAACACCATTAAGGTTTTGACTAAAGACCAATGGATTGCGTACCTGGAACGTCGGATTCTGACCGGGGTGATTGACTTCCTCCCGTCCATCCCGGATACCCTTTCCATTTACGCCACCCCTCGAAATTGGAGCCTGGAGTCCCTGCGCCGGGAATGGCAAACTCTAAAGGGGAAAAAGTAATGGGCATCTTATCCTGTACTGACCATGATGACATCGTGGTGTCTTACATCCAGCACTATACCGCCCGGGGCGGGAACTGCCCCTTGTGCCAAACCTTGACCCGCGTCACAGAACTGGAATTCGAAGTCAAGGGTCTGGAGTCCCAGGTTCGTATCCTGGAAGACGACGTTGCGGAACTGCAGTCCGATGTCGACGCGGCAGAAGCAGCGGCAGAAGCATCGGCAGCGGAGGAATCGGTATGATAACCCCCACCGTGCGAGTCGGTCAAATCTGGGTCGACAATGACCCCCGGTGTAAGAAGACTCGGTCTCTCCGGGTCGATTCTCTTCTGCAGGAGAATGTCCGCGACCCCGAGTTTGTCCCCTATGCCATTTGCACTGTCCTGGAAACTGGACGCCCGGTTAAGATTCTTCTCTCACGGTTCAAACCAACGCGGAGCGGGTACCGTCTCATCACCTCCAAGACCCTGCCCGTCTCTCTCAACGGCATCACCTATCCATCACCCCCGATATTCGACGACGAAGGCTTTGCGACTTCCGAATCTCCCTTTCCGCGATTGGTTCGCCCAGTGTTCCGGGTGGAGTTAGAGAGTCCGGTGACGGCGGGCAATGAAATTCGAGTCAGGTCGGAGTTTGACGTTCTGGACGTCGTCGACAATCAGTCCAACACCTATACCCGCGACGCCCAAGATTTCGGTTGGCGCACTATCGCCGGGAAGACCGCGTATCTTGCACTAACCGCAACATCAGTTAATGTATACTGCACCGAGAACCGCCTCACAGTCGAGGAGTGGACCCTTCCAAATTTCATTCAACGGAGCAACCAATGAAATATCCAGTGTTCAAAGGTAATGGTTTGATAGCCGCTGCGCTGCTAGCGATGGGCGGCGACTTCAGTTCGTTTGACGTCGGGAATCCCGCGAAGGGGGAACCCAAGAAAGAGTATGACACCCCAGAAAATATCCTGCGGGGAAAACTTCGGGCCGAAGACAAGCGCCGCGCGCGCGGGCAGGCTCGAATCTCGGCGGCCTTCGTCGGCGGCTTCCCGTGGTCGGATGGTTTCGCACCTCGACACGAACTTCCACCAGCCCCTCGGCGAAGCAATGATGATTCATCCGTTGTAACCCGGCAGCAGACTCGCGCCGCCGCGCGCAGGAAGTCTGTAATCACTGCGAACTGCGCTCATGGGGTGTGGACCCGACGTCAACGGAGGCTTTTAGCGCTGCATTCGTTTCGGGTCAACTGCCGGAAGAACGGTCCTCGCGGGGGCCTCGCTGCCAAGCAATTACTACTTCGGCGAACGGTTCTCGCCGCGTTTGGGTTTGGCAATTCCCTAGCAGATGAGTTACTCTTTCGGTAGGAGGTTTCTATGGCGCAATGGTCGGAGAAAGCAATCGCAGAGCGAGTCGCCGCAAAGAACGCGGGCATCATCGAAGAACGGATAGCCCTGTTCAATACGTTTCGTGCTGGCGGCTGGGAAATCCGGGTCATCGACCCGATGCAGGACCGAACCATCCTCAAGCAAACCGATATCTGGTTCAAGCCCGGGATTGGCGCGCACTTCCTGGTTAAGATGCCCGGAGCCTATCCGATGCGCATCAGGACCGTCGAACAACTTCGAAGACTTGCGAACGGGGTGACGCGATGATTGGACTCTCTCTTCTCGTCGCCGCTCTCGCCGCTATCTTTTTTGGCTGCCTAATCGTCATTGCGGACGCTCTCTCCCGCATCGCGAGGGTTCTGATAGACTTCTTGGAGGCATCATGATTCAGGTTGCGCAGAAAGACATCAAACCCGCTAAGAGGAGGCACGATGAACATCGAGCAAGTGGTTTATAATCCCGAAGTAGACCGTTGGTATCGGCACGGCGAACACCTCAACCTGAAATTCATGGACAACGGCGTCCAGGCCGTGACGGCAGCCGAGGCGTTCGAGAAGTTGTTCGGACACGCGCAGCCCATTCCGCCCAACGTCCGGGCACGGCGCAAAGAGGTGCTGGCATGAAACCGATAACTCAACGCGAGGCCGACAGGCTCCGCGAAAATTTACTTAACATAGTTCGGTTCTTACCCATCGACCAAGTGCAACGCCTCGATACGATTGTCCAACTCGTGTTTTTGGGGCGCATCATCACATCCCCGGCTCCCAAACATCCGGCTAACGGTGATTGTCCGGTGTGCGGGATAGGAATGGGACACTCATGAATTACGGCAGACTCATTTCGTGGGTAAGTGTTGGGCTCTCCGTGGGCGGTTGCGTCGGGTACGCTCTCGCAGGCGACTGGCGACGGACAGCGTATTTCTTTTTCGCGGCGTGCATTACGGCGTCGGTGATTTGGTAAGGTCTTGCTGGTTGCCCAAGTCGAAAGGGCTATAGGCTACGCCGAGCGTCCCTCCAATTTCTGAGGAGACATGATGCCTTTGTTTGCGCCATCACACCCGAACGACGTTCATTGGTATCCAGTGCCTGGGACATTCTGGGCCGGGTTGGTTTGTCGGGTGTACGGACATGCACCTTGGCTGACGGAAGTGTATAACTTCTGGTGCGCAGATGAAATTGCGTTTTACCGCTGCACGCGGTGCGGCAGAGGAGGAACCATACCATGCACGAAACCTTCTGGACCCTACTCGGGGACCCCGCCCATTGGATGTTCGAACTGTTTTTGATGGCGTTGTTCGACGGCTTGTTGTTCGGGCTGTGCTGGCCGTTTCTGCGGAAGCACTACCAGCATCATATTGCCCGCGACAACAAGGAAGCCCAGTGGAGCGGCACGCCGCTAAGGTTTCCGAACGACCAGTATGAAGAAATCTCTCAGCCTGTTGATACCCGCTGCGATTTTTATCAGCGTTGTTACCGAGAGAATGCGCATGTGGGTCCTCATCATTTTGAAATCATCTCTCCCGAACCCGGCAAGATGGGCGGGAGGGTTTTTCCCCGGTGTGGGTATGATGGAGATGACTTCCCAAAGGGGGGCGGGCGGTGGGACGGGCCTTTGAAAGTCGTTAATGGAGTCCTTCAACCAGAGGAGGAGACTGTTGAGCCGTTTCCGATGGGCGAGGGGGATAAGTGGGATGGAAACTACGAGCCATCGTAAATTCCGCGAAAACCGTGACAACCCCGTGAACCCCGGTTACAGTTTCTGACTTTTCATTCTATAGTAGAGCGAGGATTCCTGACGGAATTCTCGGGAGCATCGTGGTGAGCATCTGGACTCGATTCTTTCATGCAGAACATTTGAGAGAGACGCAGACTTTTATTCGCGTCATCCCCGCGCCCCCGTTGGCATCCCCTGACCCTGCGCTCAAAGCGGATATTCTGCAACTCAAATTCTTGTTGAGTCAGGCACCGATGCTTGACGTGGGGTTGAAACCGGACTGGTTCAGCACAGCCCGCGCTCCATATGCGTTAGTGAACCCAAAAACCATTGCGCCCTTTACGAGGTATTCGCTGCAGAAGAAAACCATCGCGCCGTACGTGATGTTCCCCGGTTCGAACACGCAATGGGTCGTGACTTCGTTAATGCCGGAAGGCCGTGTCATCTTCACTCCGAACCCGCTCCCTGGATATGAAAAGCGGATGGCGTAACCATGCAGACCTCCGTTCAGTGGCATGGACCTTTGTTTGTTAGCAAACGGGCAGAAATAGATGTGGCCGTTCTGAAAGAAGATGTGGAATTTGTTCCTGGCTATGTGTACGACGAGAAGCAGATTCTGATTGACGCGCTGGAAGCTTGGCTCGGGGCAGAACAGAGACGGAATGCGTAAAACACCAAAGCGAGTTATCAGAGGTACCATTTTTCGAGTTTTTGAAAGTCGATCAGGACACTTCAAGGCGTATCTGGATGGGAGATACGGAGGTTGGACTTCCATCTGGGCGGACTCGGATGAAAATCTTTTGCGCCGGGTCCAACGGGCGAAGAATGGTGGGCAATGAAGTACCTTATACGGCTAAACCCAAAAGCTTTCAATCCGCTCACGCGGAAGGTAAACGCCGCCCGGCTCTGGGAAGTTGAACAGTGCGCGATGCTTGGTCGAGATGGGAAAGTGAAGAGCGAGAAAGTGATTTGGCATTGCGCGGATATTCGTATCGACGGGGAGAACATTAGCCACAAATTTTCCTTGCCGAAAGAAGGGCAGAAACCCTGGGAAGCAGAGTACTGGGGGGCTTGTGCTCGCGGCCAGGACGACGTAGTTGAAATTCATACGGGGCGACCAGATGCTTCAGGAAATTGACGGCTGCGTTTCGTTTGGGGGATCATAATCCGCATGCCTCACGGATTAATGGCTGTCCCGGAAGAGCGCATTTGCGGCGATTGCGCGAAACCGTATCTCGCGCGAAACGGAATGACTATTTTCTGTGTCGCCTGTCGGGTGAGCGACCGTGCCAAATATCGACGATATGCGCTGAAGATCAAAGAGCGGGTTTATACGGTCTATGGAAACTGCTGCAAGCATTGCGGATTTTCAGACCGTCGGGCTTTGCAACTAGACCACGTTCTTGGTGGAGGGACTAAAGAACGAAAAGAAAAACGCTGGTCTAGTTCTTCGGTCTACGCAGACGCGTTGAAGAACCCAGAAAAGTATCAGTTACTGTGCGCTAACTGTAACGCCATTAAGCGATATGAGAACCAGGAGATTCCGGTCAATGTCCATTATAAATGCTTTGTGTAAGGATGTTCAAAAAGTGAGGGAGACGTATCAAGGACTTGGTGTGGTTGCATCATTTTTTTCTTGGTTCCAGGGGCGGGCTACCTTTTTTGCAATCATATTTACCGTCTGCGGACTGATTGGATTTTTCAAGAGGATTGATTTAGGCTCTTACTCTCTATTCGTCGCATCGATTCTCACTGGTGTAGTTGGGCACAGTCTGAAAGAAGATTATTTTGAAATGCGACGTAACCGGGACGAACAGTCTACCACCATCACAACGATTCCGACGCCTCCTGCCGACCCGACGACGACCGTCGTGACGCCGAGCCCTATTCCCGAAAGGACGCAGCAATGAAACGCTATCTGGCCATAGCCCTGGTGTTTTTTTCTGCGGTGTCTGCCAGCGCAGTGCATGCGCCGACAGGCTATGCAGGAAAACTGTGGGCGGGAACCTTAGCGTTGTACGGCACCCGAAACAATAGCGACAGATTCATATGTACGACGGAACCATTCGAAAAGACTAAGGATGGGTATATCCTGATGAGCGCGGGGCACTGCGTGCAGGGCGTGCCTGCGGATGTGACGTTCTCCGTGGCGGACTTTATTGGCGGCCCGTTGACCCCGGTCAAGATGGTCAAAGCCTATCGCGGTGACGGATTCGACTTCTCCGAGTTCGAGTTGAAGACCAAGCACCAGTACCCAGTGTTTGTTTTGGGAGATGAGCGTACCGCGCGCGTCGGAGACACTATCATCAATCCGAATTTTGCGGTAGGGTTAGGAAAGCAACTGAGTTTCGGGTATGTGTCGTCCCAGCCTCTCGGGGTATCTCGGTCCTGCCCGGACATCAATGCTTGCGTGGGAAACTTTATCGTGCAATCCTATGGCGGTCCCGGGTCATCGGGCTCGGTGGTGGTGGACGTCCGAACTCGAACCGTGATAGGGGTTGTGGTTCAAGGCTTCGATGCGTCAGGAGACGGGTTTATCGGTTTTGCTGTGAATCCTATTTCGTCGTTCTATAAATTTTTGGCTGCGCCGGGGCAACCACATCCTGTGCCGCCGCCCCTAATTATTTCAGACGATGACCCGGATGATGACAAATAACATGCTCATCTACGACAAAAACGAAACTCTCCAACCGCCCGCAGGATTTGAGGTGGACGGCGTGGAGCCACACGGTGCGTATTTGGTCTTGAGCTACCACCGCTCCGAAGAAGAGAAAGACCATTTCAACATCCAACTGGTGCATGTATACTTGAACGACATGGGGCGCGAAGTCCTGCGGACGGTAGAGAACGCATTGGACTGGAAAGCAGAACCAGCAGTGGCTGTGACGGTTTCGCGGTGGTACCGTTTTTGTAATGGATGGTTAATCGCCCTTCAGGGCCTACAGGAGATGTGGTCATGTCTAAACAAATGATATCCCAGCGCGTGAGGCAAACCTGCGACGGATGCGGGGAGTCCAAAGACACCGAAACTGTTGGCATCAGCGAGCAAGAAGTTGTTGCCGAGATTGTGCGGTGGTACGTGGTCGGACGAAAGGCCCTGATAAATGGGCAGCTAGAACAACTGTCCGTCGATGCCTGCTGCCTGTCATGTGTCCCGGTGGCGGCGGTCAAGCTTGCGCTGCCGACACCAACGGAAGAGCCTGCCGACAACATCGACATGAATTCTTTGAGGGCGGGCAACGTGGACCCGACCGCCAACTAACATGAGCAAAAATCTTAGATTCGGGAAAGAGGCACGCGAGGCTTTATTGCGAGGAGTGGATTTTCTCGCCAACGCAGTGGCAATTACTGAAGGGCCGCGCGGCAGATGTGTTATTCTCGGGCAGCGCGTGTTGGGGCAGAGCCCTAAGGTGACGAGAGACGGGGTAACGGTGGCTAACTATGCCGACCCATCAGACCCTACGGAGCAACTTGGGGCTGACCTCGTCCGCGAAGCCGCGCAGAAAACTGACAACGCGGTAGGCGACGGCACCACTGCGGCAATCGTATTGGCGCAGTCCATGATTCACGAAGGCTTCCGACTGATTGACGCCGGGGCGAATCCTATGGCTATGGAGCGCGGGATTCACAAAGCGACAGACGCAATCATTGCCCGTTTAACGCAAATGGCAGTACCGTGCTCAGGTTCGAAAATTGCGCAAGTGGCGACGGTCTCGGCGCACGGTGATGCGCTTATCGGGACGCTGGTCGCTGGCGCGGTTGAGACGGCGGGCAAGGATGGAGTCGTGACGGTCGAGCCGTCCTCTACTTCTGACACGCGCGTGGATACGGTCGCCGGAATCGAATTGGAAAAGTCGAACCTCCTTCACAGTGCGTTTATTACACATCCCGAGGATATGATAGCCCAATGGGAAGACTGCCGAATTTTACTTTGGGAAGGGGTGATTGCTACAGCAAGGTCTCTGGTTCCGATTCTCTCCCAGGTTAAGGAAGAGGCTGACAAACACAATGCGGTTCCGTTGCTGATTATCGCCGGGGGCTATGAGCAAGAGGCTCTCGCGGTCATCATCAAAGCCCGCCTCGGCATCGCGCTCCCCATCATCGCCGTGCGGATGGACGCCTATGGCGAACGCCGCAAAGAAGTGATGCGCGACATCGCGGCGTTGACGGGCGGCAAGGCGTACACCGAAGATATGGGATTGAAGATTGAGTCCATCAAGCTGGCGGACTTGGGTCGCGCGCGCAAAGTCATCACGAGCATGTCCAAGACCCAGATTATCGAAGGCCGGGGAAATCAATCCGAACTGGTGGGTCGCATCGACTATTTGCGCCAGTGCATCGACAACGCCTCCCCTGCGGAAAGAAAACCGCTACAACAGCGTCTCGCGGCGTTGTTGGGCGGCATCACCATTATCAAGGTCGGCGGCGTCACAGTCACCGAAATGGAAGAGAAGAAAGACCGGGTCGTCGACGCCATGTCGGCTGCGAAAGCTGCAGTTGAATCTGGAATCGTTCCTGGCGGCGGCACCGCGCTTCTCCAGGCGTCGGTTGTCCTGGCGGGTTTGAAAACGTCCGTCGAGGAGCACGCCGGAATCCTCGTGGTATGGAATGCTTGCCGTGCGGTGGCGAAACAGATAGCCGAGAACGCGGGCATTGACGGTGACGTACTGTTGACTCAGTTGATGGCGACCTCAACCCTGGGGTACAACGCACTGTCCGGGGCCTTTGAGGATTTGGTGGAATCTGGTATAATAGACCCTGTGAAAGTAGTGTGCGAATCGCTCAAAAACGCCTCGGCAGTAAGTTGTAGTATCCTCACTATGGGGGCCACCGTGGCGGAAGTGGCTATTAAACATGAATCGTAAGTTCTACGCTTATTTGTGGCTGCGAGAAAATGGAACTCCCTACTATGTGGGGAAGGGGTTTGGGCGTCGCGCATTCAAGTCAGTTCCTGGTCATCGCCCACCTAAAGACACGTCTCGCATTGTGATTCTCACGCGCGTCTCCGAGAGGGCGGCGATTGAAACTGAGATTGAGATGGTTCATAACTGGGGTCGGAGAGATATCGGTACAGGACGTCTTTATAATCGCACTGACGGAGGAGAGGGGAAAAGTGGCTACACCCTTTCTGAAGAGACCCGAGCGAAAATAGGAGAGGGAAATCGGGGAAAACGCAGGTCTTCGGAAACACGAATGCTGCTATCACTTGCCCGCCAAGGCAGAAAAGCATCTTTGAATACTAGAAAAAAACTCTCAGCCATGAGGCAAGGGCATGTTGTCTCTCCCGAGTGTCGTGCCAAGTTGTCGGCTATTATGAAGATGAATGAAAAAGTTCGCACATCTAGGTTAGGGCACCACAACACTGCAGAACATAACGCCAATATATCGGCGGGGAAGATAGGTCATTCGGTTTCTTCTGAGACACGTCAGAAGATACGAGAGACTATGGCTCGCAAGAGAGATGCCAAACTACAGGAGAGAACCAATGCCTAACCATTTCTTAGAGCCCGCCAGCAATCACATCTTGGTGGTCGACGCCTCGTCCGAGATAACACTGGACGGAATTTCACTGCCCGCGAATGTGCGGCAGCAGGATATGGTCGGAGGCACGGTGATGTTCGTGGGTCCTGATGTGAAGCATACGAAGCCCAACGACCAAGTATTGTACGGCCCTTACGCAGGGAAGACCGTGGTGTTTAACGGGTCGGAATTTCGACTTCTGCTCGAAGGGCATATTGAACTGTACGTTAGAAAGAGCCCGGAATGAGCGAACAAACACGAATGCCACTGGAGGAATTACGGCTCACGCCTGAATTCCAAAAGCTTACGCAGAAGCAGCAACTCTTCTGCTCGACCTATTGCGCCGGGGGGATTGCTGACGGGACGTACGATGCGGTCCTGGCGACCCATACGGCGTACGCCTGCAAATCCATGGAGGTAGCCCGCATTATGAGCTACTCGATGATGGCGAACATCCGCATCATTTCAGTGTTGAATCGCCACTTCAATACCACGCCGACCCAAGAACTTCTCGTGCAAATTGACCGTGCCATCAACAACAAGAAACTGACTGTTGCTCAACTGAACGCCTTGAAACTCAAGTGCGACCTGTTAGGGCTTTCGACCGGGCTCATCGGCCCCACCTACACGCGCCCGAGCGCGGTGCCGAACGACGTGCAAGAAGCTTCGAAGGCTGTCCGCAAATCCAAACGCAAGCCGCGCGCGACCCCTGCTCCTAAAGAGTCCCCGAAGTCCCAGTTCGACGGCGCGTTTTAAGACTTTTTCTTCCATCAGTGAGGACACTCCCATGGCAGAGAAAATGGGGAAGGCGGAAGCCTTTCATGAAGTTTACGCCAAGACGCCGAAAACCGTGACCGCCACGGGAAAGACTGGCGCGGCCAAGCGCAAAATGATGATAGCCGTGGCTCTGTCGAAAGCGGGCATGTCGAAGCCCGGGAAGAACGCGAAGAGGTAAACCAATGTTGCCTTTCTCGCGGCGGGAGACGACCGCAGTCACAGTGTTTGCCTGTATCTTCGTAAACCGGGACGCGACCGCGCTCACTACTAGCGTGCCACAAATTTCCGCGTTGTCTTTGAACTACGCAAAGCTGCTGCGCGTATATCGCCAACTGTGCCATCAGGATATTGCGAACCAAGAAATCATTTTGCAGAGCCTCATTGCAGAAGCAGGTTCGGTCATAGGGGATTTGAACGCAACTGTCCAAGCCATCACCTCGACGCCGTCCAACAGCATTGTTCTGACGGAGGTGCAGATTAAAGCGCAGAACGCAGTGACAGTGATGGCCAATCCGCTACTCTAAGCGACGTTTAAGACTTTCTCTTTCATGAATAGGGAGACCTTGGTATGGGTCTGGCAATGAGTAAACCTGTCAATTCTGCCGCGAAGGCTCTGGCTTCGGCGGCCCCTACGTCGACCGTTGTGACTCCAGGCGCGAACGCGGCCAAAGCACCTGCTGACATACCGCATCTGCACCACGGCGGTCCTGTCCCAACCGATGGAATTTACAAGCTAAAAGCGGGCGAACACGTTCTTACCGCGAAGGAAGCGGCCAAGGCAAAGAAACATGCACTGTTGGCATCGGGACTAAAATCTCTGGCTATGCCAGGAAAAGGGAGTCAGGAAAATGATTAAGGCAAAAGGAAATAGCGGTGGTGAGAAATCACCGACACCCAAGTCCGTGACGATGTTCAAAGGCATCAAGGGTCTTGTGGCGTCAGGTCCAGGAACGAAGAAAACTCCTGACATCCAGAAACTGCGCCCTGAAGGTAAGGTGCATATTGACGCCGGAAACTTGAAGCCCGCCACGGGTATGAAAAAGACAGTGGCCGGGTCCCCGAAACCAGTCGGCCACGGTTCGGTTAGCGTCACGCCAAAGATTCGACCCGAGGGTGGAATTCGGCGCGACAGCGCGGGCGTCATCAAGCCATAAAGAAGATGATTTTTTATACCTATCTGTGGCTTCGTGACGACGGAACACCCTACTATGCGGGGAAGGGTTCTGGGAAGCGGGCTTTTGTACTGCACGGTCACCACTTAAAGCCGCCGAAGGTCCGAGAGAACATTTTGATTCAGGAGTGGCCTGACGAAGCGGGAGCCCTTGAAGGAGAAAAACTTCTGATTGCAATTTATGGCAGGAAGGACATAGGGACTGGATGCCTGCGAAATCTAACGGACGGGGGAGAAAATCCCCCAAAGCGCAGTTTTCTTGGGTGCAAGCATTCTGACGAGAGCAAAGAACGTAATAGGCTCTCCCATTTGAATCCGTCCGCAGAAACCAGAGCGAAAATCTCGGCGGCGGGTATCGGAAGAATAGCTTCAGAAGAGACGCGAAAGAAAATGAGTGCGTCACAAAAGGGAAAAACGAAAGGGCGTCCGTGTACTCTTGATAGGGCGCTAAAAGCGAGTTTAGCATTGAAAGGTAGACCTTGGTCGGAATCTCGACGCAAGGCTCAAAAGGTGAAATAACATGGGCGTTGTGCGCACACTGGGGCAGGTCACCGCCCCGAATACGGCTGGCTTTCGCACCCCCGTCTACACAGGCGCGGTGCTCGTAGCAACAGGGTTCATTATCCAGAACGGTATCTGCACCGTGTTCCTCGGGGCGGGGAACCTTCCGAAGAACGGGTACAACGGGCCGAATGGATACCCGACGCATAATGCCGCCACAAACTCGACGTTTGATATCCACGGCGGCGTGTCGGGCGGTTCTGGTGGTCCTGCGGGCGGACAGCAAGTCACGTTGTGGGGATTCGCCACCGCTGTCGGGTTGTTGTTCAACGGGTTGACCGTGACGTCTATCGGATGCAATCCCCAGGCAGACTCCTTCAGTTTCTATTTCAACCATGCGGACGACCTCACCGCTGGTGCGACCGATACGGGAAATACTGCCGTCGCGCCGTCGCAACACTATCGCGCCGTGCGCCTTGAGTGTGACGCGAGCAACTCCACCAACATCGTGTATGTTGGCGACTTCGCCGTGAGCGCGACTCGATACATGGCCGCGTTGACCTTGGCGGGACAACTCGCAATCGTGATTGCGTCCGATAACATTCCCGCTGACCGCATCTTCATCTTCGGCAGTGCGGGTTCGGCTTGCAAAGTTCAGGCGTCACTAATTTACTAATGGCTCGCCTGCTGCGGGCACGGTGGTCTTCACTATTTCCGTGACCTAACGTTCAAAGGGAAAAAGCAATGGCCCCAGTATTTGTCTCGGATAATTTCAATAGACCGGATGGAACGCTAGGCTCGAACTGGACGCCGATTCTTCCAGTCCACTACGGGTCTGACCCGGTATTGTCCATCCGCAACCATGGGTATACGAACAGCACGCCAAGTACAAATGAGGCCGGGGAATTTATTTGGAATGCTGACGCCTTTCCAAACGACCAGTATGCGCAAGCAACTTTTACTGCGGTTGGGGCGCCCGGAACCGACTCAATTCCTGGAGTAATCGCGCGGGGCTCGGTAGCGAGTAATGGCAATTGCTATTTTGCGCTTGTTGGGCGTAACTCCTATCTCGGGAATACATGGTGCAATGAACTTTGGGAGCGCGTAAATGGAGTAGAGCTTTTCCTTGCAGGCGGTGCGGGTGTCGGTCCCGACATACATCTTGGGGACACCTTTGGAATTGAGGTGCGAGGTACTCTCATCAGGCTTCGGCGTAATAACTCCGTGGTTTTTGCGGTACTGAATTCCGATATTGCCTCCGGTTCAGGAGGCATCGGATTCAACACGGGTGACCCTGCTACAAGCACCCCGGACAACAACACTATTGCTTCTGATTTTATAGCGGGAAGTATTCCGGTTCTAGCGTTTAATGAGCAAGATACTTTCATTCGAACCAACGCAGATATTGGACCCAACTGGAAAGAAGTTGTTGGGGCGATGGCTATAAATTCCAATGTGGCTATCGGGAGTACTGCATCAGTTTACAACCGTGCCTATTGGATTGACACTTGGCCTGCCAATCAGTTTAGTCAGGCAGTGTATGAAGGGCCGTCTCCCGCGCGGCAAGCCATATCCGTTTGGGTGAGAATGGGTGACTCAGGCAATGGGTACCTGTTGCAGGGCAATGACGACATTTCAGGTACCCATTACCAAATAACTCTCGTTACTGGGGGGTCAACATTCACTGCTCTGCTTGCCACATCAACCGTTCCAGTATCTGGAGACGTATTTCGCCTGGAAATTGTAGGCACAACTCTGACGGCCAAGGTGAACGGCGGGGTAATCGGGACGATAACCAATACCAGTATAGCCTCGGGTTCCGCAGGCATCGGGGCGTATGGTAACACTAACTTGAATCAACTCGGCGGAACTTGGGTCGGTGGCCCGCTGTACCCGCCGCCAACCCCGGTTAGCACTGATACGGCAAGCGGGGCGCAAGAGACTACTTTTAACATTACCATTACGGGGACCGATTTTGCTGCGGGCGGCCCCAGCACTCTGTCATTTAGCGGCACTGGCATCACTGTTAATTCCTACGGTACCCGCAACGCGACGACCCTGGTTGCGAACATAACGATTGCCTATAACGCCGCCTTAACTGCGCGCAATATTGTTATCACGAACGCCGACACGCAGACTGGGACTCTCGCGAGCGCTTTCACCATCACAGCAGGCGCGCCAAATCCCATTTCTATTTCCCAAGCAACTGGGGAGCAGGGATACACTCTCTCCGCGTTCACGGTTACCGGAACAAATTTTGATGCGGGCGGAACGAGTATATTGTCTTTCAGCGGAGCAGGCGTCACGGTAAACTCGTACGGGACCCGCAACGCGACGACCCTGGTTGCGAACATAACGATTGCCTATAACGCCGCCTTAACTGCGCGTGATGTAATTATCACAAACGCGGACACGCAAACAGGCGCCTTGGCCGCCTCGTTCACTATTATGAGCGGGGCTCCGGTCCCGTCGGGCGCGGTCTCGCCAACCTCGGGCGTCCAAGGCGCGACCATCACTACCTTTACTGTGAACGGCACGAACTTCGCCACCCCAACGCTGTCTTTTTCAGGCACAGGCATTACCGTGAACTCGTACAGTGTGCAATCTTCGACGCAAGTCGTCGCGAACATCACTATTTCTGGCGTAGCGGCAACAACGGCGCGGGACGTGATAATCACAAACGCCAACGCTCAGACAGGTACTCTAGCCGCTGCATTTACCGTTACCTCCAGCAGCCCGTCGACAACTCCACCCATTACCGGGACGTTCAGGTCGGGCGGGGGTGTTGCAACACTCATTGATTCAGGACGCACATCAATTTTCGGCACAAATTTGGGAACCAATATCTTCGGGTAAAGAACAGGGAGCAGCCTGTGTTCGAAGTCGACGACGACCTACTCAAAAAGTATAAAGCCTCCATCGACCTCTCCAACTTCCCTCGGGAGTTCGTGAGGCAATTCAATTTGACGCATCCTGATAGCCAAGAGTTATGGTACCGTGAACGGTTCAAGTGCCTGAAGTACCACGTCTATCTCAGCGGTTACGCCGAAGCCACTAAGGCGGGCGATGAAGACAAGCCCATCAATTACGTGCCGATTCTTGGGATGGACTTCCAACCAGACCCCCACAATATCTTGTTCAGCCGCTTTGTCCAAAAACGCCCGGGAGAAAACAAAGTATTCCTGGACCTGGAACTTCTCGCCAAAAAGATGATGATACTCTGGCCGCGAGGATTGTTCAAAACCTCTGCGGTCATTGTGGACATCGTTCAGACCATTCTGAACTACCCCAACATTCGCATATGCTTCCTGACGGGCGGCGACCAACTCGCCAAGCGGCAATTGGAGCGCGTGAAGCGCGTGTTCGAGAAGCCTTCACCCCGATTCAAGTGGTTGTTTCCCGAATTCTGTTTGAAGGATGTGCGCAACCGGAAAGTCAAGAACGATGACAGTGAGGCTGCGTGGACATCTGAACTTTGCAAGATGGGAACGCAACATGAGTTCACGGTCCCGTGTCGGACGAACCTGACGTTCGCCGAACCGACGTTCGCTATTTCAACCGCGAAGTCCGTTAAGGCCGGGTCGCACTACGACATCATCTACATCGACGACTTGGTGAACGAACAAAACTACCGCAGCATTCCCATGTTGGAGAAATGCTACGACGACTATATCGCCATATGCCCGTTGCTTGAACCCTCGGGCTATATCGTCATGACCGGAACGCGGTACTCGTTCGGCGACACGTACGAACGCATTCAGGAGTTGGCGCACGACGAAGATAAACGAGAAGGTCGCAGCATTTGGAGGTTTTCGATTCGGGATTGCTGGAGTCATGGTTGCCAGAATTGCGTCCATACCAGCGTCTATCACGACTTCGAAAAGAACATCATAGAGCCGCCATGTATTATGCCCGGATGCGCGTGCCCGGGATTCAAAGACCGTGGCGATAAAGGCGTGCTGTTTCCGCTGACTCGGTCAGTAGACGGCAGACCTATTGGGCACACCGTAGAAATGTTGGAGGCAAAACGCAGAGAGTATGGTCAGGAGTTCTTCGCAAACCAATACGAGAACTGCCCCATCGCGGCGGGAACGCAGACCTTCGACGAAAATATGATAGGGGCTCAGACGTTCCACAACTTGAATCAGATGCCGTCCGACCCGAGCGGGTTCACCTTCGCAGTCGGGGACCTCGCGTACGTGGGTCAACCTGACCGCGACTACTCGGTGATTTACATCTGCAGGGCAATCCAAGGTCGCATCTGGGTGTACGACTGTCTTTTTGGGAACTGGGACTCGGGGCAGGTCGCCGACGTCACGGTTGACGAAGTACTGTTAAAGTTCCGTCCGAACATCGTCTATTATGAAAAGGTCAACGGCTGGGACGGGTTCGATAAACTCATCGCGGCGGCGGCGGCCACGCGCGGGATGCCCAAGGTCCCGCTGCAGTGGGAAAAGGGCTCGCAGGCTAAGAACGCCAAGATGCGGCGTATCGGCGATATCAAAGGCTGGATTACGAGTCGGCGCCTTTGGATTTACGGAGGGATGCGCGGGTACGATAAACTGGTTGCGCAACTCACCCATTGGCCGAAACACGGACGCCACGACGACTTTGCAGACTGTATGGGCATGGTGGTGGCGGCGCCGACCGGAGTGCAACTCAGCGCACCCCCGCCCGCCGACGACTCGGGGAACTGGCTGCGGAAACTGCATGACATGAACCCTACCGGGCCGGGCAGCGATGCATACCCAGACAATGGATGCGGAAGCGGTGTCACATGCTAGCCCGAAGATGATTAAGACTTTCTCTCCCATGTGTGAGGGCTGATTGTGTCAAATATACGTGGAAGTCAGTGGAGCAAACTGGCCGAAACCCCTTTTCGGATTGAAAATAGCAGGAGAAAATACCGATGTTCTCACGGGCGAAGACAAGATGCTTGTAGAGAATGCGGCGGGCTCAAATTAGCCGTTCGGTGCATGTACTATTCCGCCCGAACTCGGGCGCGTCGGGACGGAATACCGTTTACCATCTTGCGAGCGGAGATTTGGGATTTGGTAGGCGACGGGGTTTGTCCTGTGTTGGGTATTCGCTATGAATTTGCGACTCAAAAAGGACAAGGAGGGTGTGATAGTTCGCCATCCCTTGACCGATTTTACCCCGAGCGTGGGTATGTCGCTGGGAATTGTTTTGTAATCTCCAGCTTAGCCAACAGAATCAAAAATAATGCCACTTCTCCGCAAGTGGCTCAAGTGGCAACTTGGATGAAACAGACGGAAGAACAGATGGAGATTACTTATGGCCGAGATTAACAAAAAAAATGTGAACGCTACGGAGCATTTCACAGATTCTGGCCAAATCCGCATCATCGAACTGCCTGGAGCAATCCCGTACGGCGAGACCGCGATGCCGATTACCGCCGCGCAGGTTGCTTTCGACGACCAGTTGCGTTCTGACGTATCCATGCTACAGGAAGCGAACCTGAATCGCGAGGAATCCGAAAGTTTTATCGCTACCCGTGGCTTGATTGGACGCTGGAACCTCGCGGAACTGATGTTACGCGCTTGGGTAGAGCCCGTGAAGTGGAAAGGGAGCGAGCAATTTCGGTCTCACCTCGGGGTACCCCTTGTCGCGGAGCAATTTTATAGCATTCACAGTGTCGTCAACCAAACTTTATTTGGCGGCTACCAAATTTTCAAAGTGGATGCGACTTCAGGCACGCCGTTGGATTGCGCCGAAGCCCAGCAAGCCATCCTGAACGCGCAGTTGAAGACCTGCGGGTACAAAGGCGTCTCAGCCAAGACCGAATTCCGCGAAATCACCTACGACGGACTGTTCTACGGGTTCGGCGTGGCTCACTACGGCTGGCAGAAGACGAAACAGAACATCATCAAGAAGGTGGCGAAATTCCATCCGCAGACGACCGTCGTAAACGGGGTCGCGGTGACGGTTCCGGTCGCAGATGAAGACGATTACACAGAAGAGATTGTCGGCGTGCTGGAATTCAATCAGCCGAAAATTGAACATGTGCCGATTCGGCGCTATCGTTATGCTCCTGACCTTCGTCGCGGCGACTCGCGCACCGCTGAATGGAGCGGGCGCCTACTTTATGTGACGTCCTATGACCTGGATGGGCTCCGAAACACGGACGGGTGGAAGATTCCTACCCGCGCCCAACTGGTAGCCCTCACAACTCCGCAAATGCAGAACAACGCGACCACGAACCCGCTCGAAACGATGGGTTCGAACACAGGACAACCGATTTTCCAGCAAACCACAACTCCGCAGAAGGCGTTGCCCGAAAATTACACCGAACGTACCGCGCATGACCCGTTGATGCGGAAATTCGAGCTATTCGACTACTGGACGAGCCTGCGGCATGTGATTATTCTCAATAGAGAGTACGTGCTGCTGAATGAAACGCACAAATTCGGTCGTCCACCGTTTTTGAGTTTCTGTTTCCGCGCCGCGCCCGATTCCGCGCATGGATATGGCATTGCTTTCTGGCTTACTGACTTTCAACGCATATGCAATGGCGTTATCAACTCGTTTTTGGACGATATGAACCTGAACATGATGGGAACCTACACCGCGCCCGCTGGCACCAACAACAGCGCTCAGGCTCAGTGGATATTCCCGGGGAAAATCTTCAAATCCGACACCCCGAACGGTAAAATCGAAGCTTTGACACGCAACGGCATCGACGCGAAGGAACCTTTGGCGGTTATCGCGCAGATGAAGGCGTGGGCGGCGTCAATCACTGGCGCAGGCCCGGGTACCCTTGGGTCCAACCCCGGCGCGGCTGGGGATATGCGCACTCCTGCGGGAGTTGAAGCTTTGTCGGGCGGCGAATCGGTCAAGTTGCAAGATTTGGTGGATGTAATCTCCGAACAGGTATTCGTTCCGTTCTTGGAGTTCTGTATTGACCAGAATCAGAAGTTGAAGCCGTCGCAACTGCGCGCGATGCTGTCGCAAGCTCTTGGTGAGGCATTCAAAGCCACGCCGCTGGACATTCTCAACGGCACCTACAAAGTTGACATCTCCGCAGCGACGAAACTCGCGGCGCGCGAAGCGTTGAATAAATACATGGGAATTCTGCAGACATTCTTGAGTTCCCCGGGCACCGTCGAGAACCTCGCTACGCAGGCGATGAAGTTGGACTACAACGCGATGTTCTCGGCCCTATATGACTCCTTCGGCGTCCCGTACAAGGAAAAGATTATCGTGCCGATGAACGACGACGACAAACAACGGCTGGCGGCCATGAAGAACCAGCAACAGCCGCAGGATAAGATGTCGTTGATTAAGGCTCAGGGCGAATCGAAGAAAGACATCGACAACAACCAAGCCGAGAATCGCATGCTGATTGAGACGGGCAAACACACACTCAATACACACGGCGCGGACCATCAAGCGACCATCGACCAAGCGCAAGCGAAGGCGGAAGCCGCCACGCCCCAAGCACAGGGTCTCGACCGGGCGGCGAAGGGTTCATTCGCCAATATGGATAAAGCCGCATTTCCAGGCAAGTAAATCTTGATTGAGGAGCATCTATGAGCAGCCCTATCCCCGTCACCGCAGCCACTGCGCCGTTTGTTCCCACCACCACTCCAAACATTGAGCGGGCGAACCGCCTCATCAGTCTTCGGAGCAATCCCGGTTTTCTTGACCTCCTGCGTCTCTCGCAGGAACTTGTCGATGAGGCCGTTGAAACGTGTTCTGACTATCCTGGGTGGGACCCGCAACAAATGGTGGTGTTAAAGGTCCGCCAGCAATGCGCCAAGGAGCACCACCGGATGATTCTCGTCAAAATCAACGACGCGATTCAGTCGGGAGTCGATGAGATGAAGTCGCATCTCGCGGCGAATACATTGCCCGAGAAGACCGCAGAGGAAGCGGTTGACCAGGGAGATTACGTGCGTCAGGAGACCCTGAAGAAGTTTGACGAGTTCGATAGCCGCCCTGCCGGGAGTTTCTGACATCTTATTACGAAGTTTTAGACTTTCTTCTCCATAAGTGAACCACTACGGAGATACCACAAGGAGCATTCACATGTCCGATGACACCCGAGTTTTGGCTACCCCGACCATGAACGAAGAGATTAACGCCGCCGTCCGGGCTGCGCTTGACCCCGCCGACGTTCGCGCGGCAATTTTGGCAGAAGCCGAAAAGCAAGGGCGCGCGTCTGACGATGCCGTTGCGGCTCAGGCTGCTGCGGACCAAGCCGTTGCTGATAAGGATGCCGCTGACGCTGCGCATGCCGCCGCGCCGAAAGCATTCACCCGCACCGAGACCATCGCCGGGACGTCCTTCAACTTTGAAGCGGCCACGGAAATCGAGTTGGAACGCATGGTCAACAACGCATACCGCGTTGCGTACGCCGTGCAGAAGACTGAAGCGACCGCCACCGTTGTGGACCCCGCCACTACCGCCGCCGCTGCCAAGAAGGAAGCGGAAGCTGCCACTGCCCGCAAAGCCGAATTGGAATTGAATTTCCGAAGCGGGAATATCACCGCTGCCGAATACATCGAACAGTCAGGCGCGATGAGTGAGTACCTTGCCTCGCAGGGTGTGCCCCTCGACCAACTCAAACAGGTTGTGGAGCAAACACAAATGAACTCAGAAGCCCAATCGTGGGCCGACGCTGTCGAGGACTTCAAGAATTCTCCTGCTGGTAATGACTGGCCGGGTGGAGATGGAAATCTCGTCACTCTTAATGACAAATTGCTTTCTCTTGGATTGGAGGACTCGACCGACAGAGTCGGGGCGTTGACCCGGGCATATGCGGCCATGAGAAAAGCGGGACAGGTGATTCCGTATACGCCGCCTGCAGAGGAACCAACGAATACTGCGGAAGAAGTTGCGGACGGTGCATCGCGCAGAGCACTTGCTGACAAACTGGCGAACGATGCTGCGGCTGCAGCGGCTGCGCTTAAAGCAAAGCCTCTGGCGGCGCGCACATCCTCTTCGCTTTTCGGTGCCAGTTCTGGCGTCAGCGACATACCCACCACAACCACCACAAAAGCGGGAGCAACAATCGAGATTCCGAGAGAAGTATCTCCTGCCGAAATTATTGACGCCTGGAAGAAAGCAGTAGTGGCGCAGGGTGGTTCTCCCAACGATGAGTTTAAGTCCGCCTTCGCGGGAAAAGCTCGATAACGAATTGCGGGTGTAGGCCACACTCGTTTAGGCGCGCAGAGGGGACTAATTGAACGTCCCCCGCGCAGCCCTCCTGCATTAAATCCTTCAGTCCATTCAAAGTTTCTGACTATTCCTTCCATAAGTGTACAGACTCCTTGAGCAAGAGACTGGTTGACTTTAGAACCGATTACGGTTCACAAGGAGCACTACCTTGATTCTACCTCCCGGCGTAGTCAGCACTACCTTAGCGGCTTTTCCGCAGATTGCTTACGACCGCACCGCCATTCTCGAATGGCAGTTCAATACACCTGTCTTGGAAGAGCTTTGCGACTTCCGTCCGCTGCCTCGGCGTTCGGGTCGGACGCTTCAGTTCTACGGGCAGACCCCGTTCGCTGCTGCGACCTACGACCTGTCCGAAGGTATTCCGGGTCCGTCACTCCAACTGAACCAAGTGTTCAGCGATGCATTCGCCGAGGAATACGGCGACTGGATTGGCGTGAGTAACGTAGCCCAGCAAATGTTCCTCGCGGACATTACGCTGGACGCCACCCGCAACCTGTCTTACCGTGGCGCTCTCACGAGCAACTTGATTGCGATTAACGGATTCGAAGCTGCCTCAGTCGCGCAGCCGTCCGCCCGCATCGACCTGCTCGACAACGAGTTTATGCTTTCCAACACCATTCGGAAGTGCGAATCCCAGTTGATGGGCAACGCTGTTCCGGGTCGTGATGGCGGGCTCTACACGGCTGCGATGCATCCTTACGTTGTGTACGACTTCATGTCGGACAACAGCGCCGGGTCTGCCGTCGACGTGATGAAACGCAGTGAAGCTGGCTCGGCTGTCCTGAAGTCGGACATGACGCGCGGCTACACCGTGCTGGAGTGGGCTGGCGTTCGAATCATACGCACCCAGACCACGCCGACCTACAGCAATTATCCTTCGGCGGGCAAGACTGGTTACGCCTCGTACGTGGTTGGCCGAGAAGCCATGATGGCTTCCGAGTTACTCGGCACCCGCGTCCCCCGCAACCCCAGTTTCAAAGTGAACGTGAAGACCTTCGGCGACAACGACATCGACTTGTCGAACCCGATGCTTCAGACTCGCGCGATTGTTTCTTACGATTGGTTCCTTGGGGTCGTTGCGAGGCCAAACACCAATAATACACCAGGATTCAGGCGTGTTCGTGGTGAAGTTTCCGCCGTGTAACATGGACGGCGCTCAGTAAGGCTTATTTTGCAGGACAAAATTCGTAGGTGGGTTGAAACCCCCACCCCATTTTTTCTTGAACGAACAGGAGAACTCCAGTGTCTAACGCATCTACAGTTCGACGGCAACTCGGCGGAACCCAGCAATTGACGATTGCTCAGATTCTCGGGACGGCAATCCAAACCACTCCGACCGCATTCCAATTGAACAACAACGGTTTGACTCTGACTGGCGGGGGTGTAATTCCTCTGTCCGCTGGCGTCACCGGACTGTACCAGGGAACTGGCGCAGTGCTGCATTTCGCGGCTGTTGGAAGTATCGTCGGGGTTGCGAGTACCACATTCATCGTGCAACTTTACCAAGTTCCGGCGTCTTTGCTTCCCATCGCCGACACTTTGGCGGCCGCACAAACCTTCACGAACTGGAACCTGATTGCCACGTCGTCCACTCGCACCATTGGCGCGGCGACCGCTGCATGGTCTCTTGACTCTCGCGTTCAGTTGGACGCCGCAGGACACCTGACCGGGCAGTTCACAGACGAAATTGATTCTCTGGTTGACGTGTACGCTCCGATTACCGCAGTGTCGAGTTTGGTTGGCGAAGCCGATTTGAACTTCGTCCTAGTGGCCACTCTGGCGGGCGGCGAGACTGGCGTCATCATCACCTGCAATGAGCTGCGGCTTGATTTGGAATAAAGTACGAACTTTAAGACTTTCCCCTCCATATATAGGAGGGACAACGAAACCCTCCAATCTCAACTTGGAGGGTTTTCTTTTATGGTCGTATACACGATAGTCAACAGTGAGACCTTAAAGATTTACATCGGACAGCACAATCGAGAGGACGACCTAGGAAAGTATTTTTCAAAGAAATTTTACGATGCTCAACGTAAATCGGGAAAACGTTCGCACATCTACGCAGCGATGCGAAAATACTCCCGAGACAAGTGGAGCATTCACCCATTGATTTCAGGAATCGCGGATAAAAAAGAACTTGACGAAACCGAACAGCTTTTGATTTACGCACTGAACGCGCAGCATCCCGATGTAGGCTACAACATTTGTGATGGCGGCGAAGGTTTCACAGGACCCCAGTCGCCTGAAGCCAAAGCCAAAATCTCAGCGGCGCTAACAGGTCGTCCCGTGTCCGCAGAGACTCGTGCCAAAATCGGCGCATCCCAGCCTCGGTCAGCCGCTCAGTTGGCAGCCATTGACCGTACAGGAAAACCTCACACCCCTGAAACTATCGCAAAAATGATGGGCAACCAAAACTGTCTGGGTCGGGTAAACTCTGAAGAGACTTTGGTAAAGATGCGGGAGTCGGCGAAGATGCGGGGTATCTCACCAGAAACAAAGAAGAAGATGCAGGATGCTCGGTTTTTGAAGACCGTAGCGTGGGGATAGGAACAAGACCTTTCAAACCATACATGAGAGGTGAATTATATGAGTGGATTATTGGTTCCCCTAGGGTTCCCGACAGTGAATGCTGGCGGCACCGAAGGATTAGGTGTTGGCGTGCGGACAGACAATCTCACGCTTGTTGCGCCGAACGGCACGAGCGGCACGCGCGCGCAAATCGCAGCGGATATCGCAGCGGTGCTCGCGGGCGGCGGACAGAACGTGTTCGGCTTGCAAGGAAACACGCGCTAATTTCGAACGGGAGGAAAGATTATGTCTGTACTCACACCACACATTGGGATAGGAACTGCGTCCCTTAAATCTCCGCTCATCACCCCGGGCTGGCCGCTTGCGTCTGTGCCCGCCTCGAACCCTATCGCGGGAAATCCCGGGACGACTCCGGGAATGAATACGACCGACGCTGCAGATTTGCTTGCTGCGGCAACCGCAGCGGGGAACCAAAACAACTCAGTCCTGTAAATAGAACAAGACTTTTTCTTCCATAAGTGAAGTTCAATCCTGAATTTTCACTGAGGGTTCCCATGTACCACGAGCCAAAAGTTCCCTGCACGTATCCGCACAAACCCGACAACGATTTCTATATCGAATGTGTAATCGTTTGCCATAAGTTCGCCGATTTTCTGTGTCACACTTTGCCGCATAATAAATCTTTCTTCAATCGCATCGTGGTCGTGACTTCCCCGGAGGACAAAGCGACTCAGAAACTCTGCGAGTTCTACCATGTCGAGTGCGTTGTGACTGACCGTCTGCAGACCAAGCAAGGGAAGTTTTGTAAAGGTGCGGGCATTAATGATGGATTGGCGCGCCTGAGCAAACGCGGGTGGGTGGTTCATATGGACGCCGACATTTGGCTGCCTCCACAATTTCGACTTTTGGTTGCCTGGGCGAACTTGGACAAACGCATGCTTTACGGCATAGACCGCTTTGCCGTAGTCGGCGCACATAAATGGCAAGCTTTTTTGGAATCCCCTAAACTTCAACATGAGTGTGGGTCCTACATTCATCTCCACAATTCTGGGTTTCCGCTCAGTACACGGGTAATGCAAACGCACATGGGCGGCTACATGCCGATAGGGTTTTTTCAGTTGTGGAATCCCCCCGGGAGCGGTGTTAGGCATTACCCCGAAGGGCATCTCGACGCCGGGCGCGAAGACCTGCAGTTCGGTAACAACTGGTTGCGAAACCAACGGGGATTTATTCCCGAAGTGGTATGCTATCACCTCGAAAGCGAGTCGGGCAAAATGGGTGTGAACTGGGGTGGGCGGCAAACAAAGCCATTTTCCACTAAAGCCCCCACATCTCGGGAGCGGCGCCTGTCCCGTAAATTGGTCAGTTAAACAAGACTTTTCCTATCATAAGTGTAGCTGCGGGGTAGTTCAGCCTGGAAGAATAGTCGGCTCATAACCGAAAGGTCGTTGGTTCAAATCCAACCCCCGCAACCAAAGTTTCTTCTTGACCGCCGAACATGTCGGTGATACACTGAAAGTCAAGGCATTTGTGGACACAATGCAATGTCCGCGTTGTAAATGCACGGTTGCACGCGACCCGAGTAAGCGCGCGGAACCATTTTACTGTTTGGTTTGCGGCTGGATTTCTTGGCCGAAAGGAAAGACAAGTTGATGGCTCTAGGACACCATAAGCGGGATGTGACAGGGAAGTCACTTTCTCGCACCCACGAAACTCGGGCGTATCGTCTGAAATACCCAGGACGACGACGACCTTGGGATGCGACATATCGGCAATCCGAAGCAGGGCACATCGCCCATCAAGAGTACAACGACTCAGAAAAAGGTCGTCTAAATTCGGCGGACGGGAACCTGAAAAGAAAATACGGCAAAGGGCTAGACGACAAAATAGCCCAACATCAGACACAGAATGGACTATGCGGGGTTTGTGGTAATCCGTTATCTACCAAGATGAATGAATGCCATTGGGACCATCGTCACGAAACTGGGGAGTTGCGCGAGATTTTACATCCGCGTTGTAATATTGCAGTTGGTTTTATGGAGAGTGAACTACAGCAGCCTGTTTTAGAGTATCTCAAGAGGCATCGCCATGATTAATCTGGACCCGTCAAAAGAGAGAATTGGATTTCTGGTGAGACATGGTGAGTTGACCAATCCAGGATGCTGGGACGGCTGGGGAGACCTGACTCTGAGTGAAGAAGGTCGCCAGCAAGCCGAGCGCGCCGCGCACTGGCTTTCATTCGAGAAAATCGGACGGGCTGTGTGTTCCGATCTTCCCCGCACTATCGAGACCGCCGAGTACCTCATGAATACGGGTGTAGTGGCCTGTCCGCATCTGGCTTGTGACCCTAACCTGCGACCACGAAAAGTCGGAGATTTTACGGGCAAGGAAAAGACCCCAGCGCTCCTCGCTGAATTTCAAAAGTATCTGGATGACCCGTCCCTGCAAATTCCAGACGGCGAGAGCCAAGACCAACTCACGACGCGCGTGCAGGTGATTTATCAGTATCTGTGTGCTCCGTACGAAGCGCTTCCCACGGCCTGTTTCGTTCACAACTCCGTCCTCAAAGCCTTGATGGGACTGCAGGGGGAGAAGGAAGCCGTCACGCCGGGTGGAATAATTGGGGTGTACATGGACGAAAAAGGTGAGGTATCATTCCAAATTGTGCTGGGCGAAGCTAACGCAGAAAAGGGAGTAAGTTAATGGACCCCCAATCACCATTTATTGACCACGCCGCGCCGATTCTGAAGGGCGAGCCCTCGATTACCGACGACCAGCGCGCGGATTTGTGGGACGTGTTCCACAACTCAAAGTCCGCCGAAGACCTGCAGCAAAAGCTGCAGCCGCTTGCCGTGCCCGACGACTTGAAACAGAGCCTCTGGGATAAGAAAAAGAAAACGATGCCTCTGGTAAGTCCTGTGACTACCGCTATTTCTCAACTGGCTCAACTGGACCCCCCGAACCGAGAACTGGCCGAGGGGCATCCTAACCTCTTGAAGGCTCTTATAGCCGCCAATACACCGGAGCCAGAGCCCGCTGCAGGGGCTTCAGCCGCTGGGAAGGGGAAACCTGCAGGGAAGGCCCAAAAGGCTGCCCCGCTGGTCCAGGGACCCCGCCCTGATGGACTAGAGCACATGCCGCCGATACCTGACGGGCACCACCGTGTCAAAACCAGTGATGGCGGAATTTGGGACGTGCCCGCCGAGGGGCTCGATGCGGCGCGAGAGAAAGACCCCAATCTTCATGTTTTGAACCCCTAAAAGGGATGATTAGAGCGGAATGAACCCCTAAAAGGGATATATGGCCAACGGCGACCCAACAACGACTCCGACCGTGACTCCCCCCGCTGCCCCGGCAGCGCCTGACGCCACCCCTGCGCCTACTGACGAAGGGCTGCTGCATTCCTTCGCTACTGGATGGGGAGTTGACCCCGAGGCTGTCAAATGGGCGGCTAAGACTATTTGGAATGACCCCATCGGGTCGGCCAAAGCCATAGGCGGCGCGCAGGTAGACGAACTCAAACATGCATTTACGCACCCGATAGAAGCCGCGAAGGAAGTAGGGGAGGGGGTAGTGTCCGCCGTCACCCCGAACCCTGATGCGGTAAAGACGGCGCAAGCCCACCTACACGCACCGGGGCTTGTCAATAAATTGGTGGGCGGCGCGGAGTATTTGACCAGCGGCGTACCGTTGTTCGGTGCGGCTGGCGTCAAGGCCGAGGAGCAGGGCGCGAAGGGAAATATCCCCGGCATGCTTGGCACCACGGCGGCTGTCGCCTCGCAAGTTTTCGCTGGCGGAAAAGCTGGCGAAGAATCGCCCAAACTTTCGAAGGAAACGAAGCTGGGGTCTGTTTCCCCCGAGGCTGGAAAAACTCCCGGCGAACTTGAACCGTTGAACCGTGCGAATGCGAAAACACTACAAGACCTGGGGTACTCCAACCAAACTATCACGAACTTGAATGCCACCGAAGTTGACCATATTCTCAAGAACAACATTCCGGCACCCCCACGCGTCGACCTGACAAGCGAGGGCGCGAAAGAAGTCATGCCCGCCCCGCATATGCATCCTCCCGCCGAAGATGTGGCGGCTACTGCTGCGGCTGCGGCGGAACCCGCAGACCTTCAGATGGGCGAATCTCGCAAAATAGATGTCCCGAAAGGAAGACAGGGCTCGGACGCGCAGGTTATCCAAAAAGGGGGATGGCTCCTGCCTAATGGACAAAACTACGTGCATCCTGACCTTCACATGACTCATGGCGAATCTGCACTGGACGCGGGTTTTAGTGGACTTGGAGTGGTGAATCCATCCACCGGATTGGATATGCCCGATGCACTAACTGCGCGCATCCAGGCGTTGCGGAGTGGGGCCATTCGTTCTACTCTCGACCGAAAAGGAACGACCACCTTAGAGTTGTTTGGCATCACTGAAGAAAGTAAGCCGCGCTTGTTAGACGCGCTGGCAGTCGCACCGCCTCATAAGCCTGTATTTATTGCACATGCTGGAGGTAGAGGGGCCGAATTTCAAAACTCCAACTCAACCCAACAGTTTAGCAATCCCGCAGAGGCAATTGATTGGGTTGACCGCCAAGCAACGGTCAGTTCCATTCAGACAGGCGAGTCCAAGGGACCGTTAGCGAAACTCGGTATTGATACCACCACGCTGAAACCACCAAAGGGACAGGGACGGCGAGCCTTTGACCGCCCTGAGGGCGAGCCCGCAACAGGCGCGGAAGAAACTCCGACCACTGGGGCTACTTCAGACAAGGGCATCTTAGGCAGACTAGGCATTGACACCACTAAACTCCCGCCCGCGCCTGGGCAGGGCAGTCAAGCGTTTGACCGTCCGCAAGGAGGACACGCGGGCGGCGGCGTTGCGTCCCTCGAAGAATTGAATCGTCCTGGCCGCTTTGTTTCCGTTGACCGCGCGGGCACGACTAGTGACCAAGGAAAAACTCCAGACTTTAATTTGCGTCCAGGCTCGGTCGGGTATCAAGTCAAGCCTGACGGCACGCACCAACTGATTGATGGGCAGGAAACTCCTACGCATAAAGCCGCCATTGAGAATTACAAGCAGAACGTGTACCCGAGTCCTGCGCCCGAGCATCTCAACACCCTCGCCAAGCGCGGACAACTCGAAGGGCAGAGGTATAATCTCGGAGATATTGATGGCGCCACGTATCGCGGCGGCCTCGACCAATCACCGCGCCCGGGGTCCGAGGACGCGACGGACAAACTTCAGATGGGTGAGCGTCAATCACCGCTCAAGGAACCGTATACGGTTGAAGTGACGGACCAAGATGGAACCAAGCACACCGAGACGATTGAGGGATTCTCCTCGAAAAACGCGCTGGCGGCGGCGCAAAAACAATTCCCGAACGGGTACAACTGGAGCCTCGCGTCAGGAAAGTCAGATGGACCCAGGACCCTGTCGACGGAATACACTCCCGGAACCAAGAAGCCCCTATCCATGCGGGCTTCGAATACTGGCAGAACGGCGCGAGAGCGACGTGGGCATGAAGTCGGGCATGTAATGGAAGCGCAAGCGGTGGGGATAAAGCAACTTGGGATAGCGAGAAGTTCGCATCCAGATAATCGAGGAGATTATGACACCTTCGCCATCTTCTCAGGCGAAGGGGTATACGTTCCTGGGACGAGGGTCATCAAGCCGGAAAGGCGGATGGACGTCGTACGCCTTCTGGTGGGGGGCATCGCGAGAGATGAAGGCGCTGGATTGCATCGCGCTTCCAACCATAATTTCAGCATTAATCTTGAGGGTTCTGACGGTCATCAAGCCTACAGCATTTTGACGGCGGCAGACTACACGCATGAGAACGCAATGGACCGCATGAACCAACTCATAGACATAGCTGCGGACCATCAGTCCAGACCTCACGTTGCCAGTGTCATCGAAGAGAATCTCGATACCCGCGAAGAGGGGCTATCTCGGCATTACGACTACAGTCCCGAGCGGTTGGATAATATGTGGGCTGAATCCCAGAGGAGAGCACAAAATGCAACCGAAAAGCGTGACGCTGCAGGAAATGGCGCAGGACTTGCTGAAGGAAGCCCAGAAAGCCTCGCCCGAGGAGAAAGCGGAATTTCGAAAGCAATTGGACCAGTATCTGAAGGACCAGATAGCGGCCCTGAACCCGGAGCAAAAGGCGAACTTTCTCAAACTCCAGGCGCAGAGAAAGAAGACCTCACCGCAGGAGCCAGCAAAGTAGCCCCCACTACAGGTGAGGAAGTGATTGCCAAACTAGAGAAACCCCCTATCGGCTTCCAAGACGCTAAACCAATTCCGTATTCCTCCGACGCAGAGTTTACCAATCGAACCGCCCCTTCCATGATTCTGCCTGATGGCAGAATTATCAACGCGCGGCTGGCTCATACTGAAATTGCGGCGGCTGCTGGTTTTAAGGATACTGGGTCATCGCTGGATAAAACGTACGTTTCTGGCGTAACCGCTTTTCAACGGGCAACCGGAGTGGTGCGAGTTATCTACCCCGAGCACGGCGGAAATATAGGCATTGAAATACACCAACGACCCTCTAATGACCAGTTAGGCATCATTGGAAAGAATCTAAAGAATGCGACTGCAGCGGGCAAGGGTGATGGTTCCCTGACGTGGGATTTGGCAGACGCTAACGGCAAATTCACATCGGGTCACGGGTCTATCGGGGATTTTCGGCGCGCGGTAGATACCGCTTATCTAGAGCAAGGTCTATCCAATCGCGTGAACTCCGCGCCCGTCACAAAGACGCCGAAACTACAAGCGGGCGAGATTAAAGGTGACGCTGTCGACAAGCCCGCTGCGACGTACCATGAAGCTGCCGCGACCGAAGGAAACCCGTGGGTGCGCCGTTCCGCTGACCCCGCCGACGACGCCGCCCCGACAAACAAGGGTCGGCAGGTAATGGTACAGTTCAGTTCTGACCTCATCAACAAGGACCTTCCGTCTGGCACAGGCGGGGCATATTATGACAAGCTGTACGGCGGCGCGCGCCCCGGCTACGCGCGCATGCAGGATACCTGGGAGATTCCGCAATGGATGGGATTTGCTTCCCATGCACTGCCAAAAGCAGATGTCTATTTTGTCCGCGACATGGCGCAAGCGAAAAAGTTCTTGAACGAGGCGGGTTACGACCGCGCGCTCTTCAGCGCGCTGGACGTAAACACCCCGCTGATTAAGGAATTGGCGAAAGGTTACAAGGGCGCGGTGGACGTCGGCGGGTATCAGAAGCCTGGGACGTTCCTGGACAGCCCGAACGTCACGTACCATGCGTCTATCCAGGACATGATGAACCACCCCTACTATAAAGGGCAGGGCCTGGAATATAAGAACGGCACCGACTATCGGCACTTCGAAGGTTCTGATGTCATCCCTCGCCTGACCATGTCCGATGGCTGCTTGCACAAGTGCGCGTTCTGCGTGGTGGAAAAGAAGATTGACGTTACCCCGGAGAGCGTGGTCGACCAACAGGCTGAATCCATTGCAAAGCTCGGCGCGAAGCTGGTTTACCTGAATGACAAGACCTTCGGGCAAGCGTCAAACTATCAACATCTGTCCGACGTGTACGCGAAGATGAAAGAAGCGAATCCCGCGTTCCACGGCTTCGTCGTGCAGACCACTGCCGCCCAAATGGGCAAGATTCCTTCTGACTGGTTGCAGAAGTCGGGCATCAAGTATGTGGAACTCGGCATTGAAAGTTACAATGACCCCATCCTAAAGGAAATGCACAAGCCCGCGAACCAGAAACTGATTGACGCGGCCACGCAGAAACTACGCGAGAACGGTATCGCGCTCATTCCGAACATCCTGGTCGGCTTGCCCGGCGAGACCGCGCAAACATACGCCAACACCCTGAAGTTCCTGCAGGATAACAAAGACATCATCTCGCACGCGAACATCTACAACCTCGCGCTGTATGAGAATTCAGAGTTGGGCAAGAAACTGACGACCGCCAACCCCGACGACTTCAACGAGAACGTATTGGAGAAGTCATTCCACTCCGACCCCGCAGTGCATAAGCAGTTCGCGGGTGACCTGTACGGCGCTGCGCAGGACATGTTAGACCAACCGCCCCCAAGCGCGACGAAGACGAATGAACCCGCTACGCTGCAGATGGGCTTTGCAAAACAGAAAGCTAAGGCTAAAGACCAAGCCCCGAAAATTACGGACATGACTGCGGAGGATTTGGCGTTCGACAAGAGGCACGCCGAGTTTGCTGCGCCCGATGCGGCTGCGGAAGAACCAGTGACGCCGACTCGCGAAACAATCGTCGCCGCTAACGCCGACATTAAAGAGCGGCAGCGGATTCAAGACCATTTAGCAAAGGTGGATAAAAGAAATCAACCCGCCGAAGCTGCGGCTCCTGAAGTCGCGCGCACTGCCACGTCCCAAGAAGCCATTGCCAACATCGTCAAAAACAACGAGCATGACGATTACAAGGTTACACCCCCAGGCAAGGCCGTAGCGCGAGACGCTTATGGGTATTTGCTGGCTGATGGGAGTCTGGTCGAGAACGCCGACGATACCCGCGAGTACACCCATTCCCAACTTGCCGACTTGTTGGACTGGGATGATATGAGGAACGCAAACGCCATCCGAACTAATGGTCCCGATAACATTGAGGTTCTGCATGACGCCCCGACCGAACAACAGCGCGGGGAAATAGCCCGATTCGTCAAAGAGGGCGGGAAAGACAAACTTACTTGGGACTTCCATAAAATCACAGACTTCGATGGCTACGAGAATTTTCTGCGCGGCTCAGATTCTCTATATGGCGGGGAAGACAAACCACCTCTCGAAAGCGGCGAAGGTAGCCTCGGGGATTTCCTGCGCGCGGCTGATAAGTTCTACAAGAAGCCCGAGCCAGTTTCTGGGGGAGCCTCGATAGGCGACCGTCTCCAAACTGGATTTGCGAAGACCAAGAAGCCTGCCGAGGCTGCGGCTCCTGAAGCGGCACTGAAGTTCACGCACAAAACTTTCGGAGTCGATGACTCCATTGCCCGCGTGTCTGCGCTCGATGCCAAGGGAGAGGATGTCGGACACGTCACTTACGGGTTGCCTAAACCCGCGAAGCGCACGGGGGATTTCAGTGCCACGATAGCGATGGCGGCGGTTGACACTCCAGGTCAAGGTCTGGGCCAGAAACTTTATCTGCAAGCGGCGGATGCGGCGAAGACCAAAGGCGCGCGGTATTTGGTCTCCGACGTGGCGCACGGGGTGGACCCGTCCGCTGTTCGTGTTTGGGATGCGCTCGTGGCAAAAGGATATCCCGTAGAAAAGCTGGGCGCGAAGAACTATCGTATGGACCTTTCGAAATTTCAAACGCCATCGAATGCGGCTCCTGTCCAGAGTATATATGAGAAAAAGGGAGCCCAAGAATTAGCAGACCATATCGGCGGAAGAGTGGTCGGGTCCGTCGCCACAAAGGGCGTCTCAACCCATGATTTAGATTTGGCGGTTGACACCTATGACCAACCTAAGATTGAAGCGGCGATGAAAGCCCGAGGATTTGAGCCGATAGGTAGTTCAGTAGTGTCTCCTGCCGAAGCAAAAACATCTGGTAAGACTTTTGGCGGCGATTCTGCCGACTGGAATCGAGCACACCATTTTGAAAATAACACGACGCAATCAAAAGCCTCGGAACCTCGGCGGAGGGTGGATATTTGGAGCAAAGAACCCGCTGAAAGCGATGTCATCGACCACATCAAGTCGGGCGGGCAGTTCGGTGTCCTGACCGCCGAGAACCCGCAGAACAGAACGCTGTCGGCGAAAGAGAACGCTACTCGCAACGAGGCCCTGCGCCAGCAACTGGAAGCGCGCGGACACGACCCAATCCAGTTGACTGGGCACTCCGATGCGGTTGGCCCGGCGACGGAGAATCCCTTCTTTGTGAAAGACCTTCCTGCGGCTGAGACGGCGGCGCTGGGGCGCGAGCACGGACAACAGTCCGTCCTGACGCATCAAGGTCTGCACGACCTGAACAAGGATGTGGTGAATCCGCTCGACCCGTCGCAAGGAATCATGACGGGTCCTGATGCCGAGAAGCAGAAGTATTTCTCCAAGCATGATGGACAGGCGTTCTCTGCACCAGTTAATTGGGATAAGACGGTTGCGCCGGAAGGAAAAGGGGAGTCTCTCTCTGGGGTTCCTGTTGTGAGCACGCGGGTGCCGCACGGGACCCTGAATAAAGTAAAGTTCCAGCGGCATGAAGATACAACCCGCATGTCCGACATGGAAGCAGCGACGGCGGCGCCTGGATATCTGCAAAAGATGATGGACAAGGTACACGATATTCCCGGGTTTGTCGCGCCGCAGGGCGGGACCATTCAGGAGCAAACCGAAGCCTTTATTCAGCACGGGCTGGACAACATAATGTTCGTTCACTCTAAGATGACACCTGAAAAAATCGCACTGAACAAGCAGTGGTACCCGGTTGGAGCGCATGGACGCGGAATCATTCTCGCGCATCAAAATGGGATTACGCCCGCGCAAGCCTACGGCATCACGTCGGTCGAGTCGCCGCTAACGGACTGGGACCAGAACACATCCTTGGCCGAGCGTACCGCCAGCATCTATCAGCAACAGCAAAACACGCGCTTCACGCCGGAAATGGCAAAAGCCGCCGACGCGATTCTTACCATACCCGCTATGGCAGGATTCAAAAAATCGTTTAGTTTGCTTCGCGGGAAGACTCTCGCCGAACTACCGGATATCGAGGATAAGGCATACTGGCTACGCATCTACGACGAAGCCCACAACCCCCGCGAGTATATGCAATGGAACGCGGACGGCACCCAGGCGGGCATCGCTAGGAGCATGGACGGCACGCCAAGGGCAGTAGGCTGGAGTTTCTTCACTCATATTGAGAAGGCAATCAGGATTGCCCAGGACGGGTCTCCAGAAAATATCAGTCGACAACTAGGGCTGAATCATAAGGTGCGGAACTTCTACAACAACCAAGCCGACCCAGACAACCCGCGATACCTGACCATCGACACCCATGCGGGCGCCGTAGCGCAGTTGCGCCCGTTGTCGGGAGGGCATCCTGACATTTTCCACATCTTCGGGAATCCATCCAACAACGCGTTTGGTCTCTCTGGCACCTATCCGCTTTATGACGAGATGTACAGGCGGGCAGCGAAAAAACTTGACGAACCTATCCCGAGCAGGGTACAATCGTCCGTATGGGCGGAGATTCGAGAAGTGTTCAACGACGATTTTAAGACGCCAGAGAATCTGGCCGCAGTAGACGCGATTTGGAAGGAGTCGACCGATGGCAAAATCACAGCCGACGAAGCCCGAAACAGAATCTGGGACTTCGCAACTCGATGGAACAGAGAAGCTGCTGAAAAAGGGCGGGCTTCCGATAACCAGGGAAAACTATTTGCTCCTGACGTTTCTGGGACACCCGCCAGCGGAACCCCTGAGCGAGGAAATGGAGCAGGAGTTGCCCCACCACCTGCAGCGGAAGAGGTAGGCGATACCTCGTTTGACTTCGGTGCGAACGTCAAGCCGGAAGCGGGCAGCTTCGGGCGGGCGCCGAAAAAGAGCAAGGCGAAAACGCAACTGAACGCCGTAGACCTCCTGAAGGCTTTGAGCAACCTGAAGAAACCCGCACGCTAGGAGCATGTTACATGTCACGAGCGAAAAAGGTCCCGACAGATGAAGACCGGAAACGCGCCCAAGACAAGCGCATCCAGCGAAAATTCGGCATCACCCTCGCCGACCGCGATAGGCGCATTTACGAACAAAACAACCTCTGCAAAATCTGCGGAGGAGCCCTCGATGCCTACGGACCCCCCAACATCGACCATTTCCATTTCTATGTGAATGTGGTGCGGGAAAAAGACCCCAGTATGTTAGCGGTGGGTCTGAAATGGTGCGCAATTTCCTATAACGAGATACGAATACCAGTTTTTACTCGCTATTCCCGCACCAAAGCTGGTGCCATCGAAAGCGTCAAGATGGCGACTATGCCATGGGCCGTGCGCGGCATTCTCTGCTTCAAGTGCAATCGCGGCCTGGGATACATCGAGCGGTTCTTTGGCGCCTCCCACCACCCTGAAAATATCATCCCCGTCATTGATTATTTACGTGCCCGACTCCCGAAAACCCTTGACAAGTCCTACGATTTCGACTATCCTGATGTTTGATTTGGAGGATTGAATGGCAACAACACCTGTTCCAGTTCTTGCTCCAGTTCCCGTTCCGGCTGCCACCAGTAACCCGGTGAGCACATTCTTGAAAGCCCACGAAAAACTTATCATTTTGGTCCTCTGCTTGCTGGTAGGCTGGCATTTCTACGCCAAAGCCGTAAGTGCTTGGGAATCATACGACCAGCGCAAGGATAACCTCGCCCATGCCGCGCTCGCGGCGGACGTCACCACGGCGAATCAAATTGCTACCGTCAATGCGCAGGAAGCGGCTGATTATAAAGTACTTGCGGCTCAACTGGCGGCCAGTAACACGGCCCTGGCGTCCGCCCGGGTAACTCGCGCTGCCGCCACCCAGACCCAGCAAGCCGCCGACCGGACATTGCCCCCTACCGAACTGGCAACCCGCTGGACGACCCTTCTCAAAATGCCGCCAGGGACTGTCCTGGTCGAGCCTGGGGGGAAAGGCGTGCCGGATGCGCTTGTGATTACGCCCGCTGGCGCGACCGAGACCGTCTTGCAGTTAGAGACCGTCCCGATGCTGCAAGCCGACCTCCAAGACGAAACCACTGTCGCAACCAATTACTCTACCCAAGTCACGTCTCTGGAACGGGTCAACGTCGGGCTGAACACCCAAATCGACGCATTAGATGCGGAGATTATCACTGCAAACGCCGCATGCGTTGCGGACAAAAAATTACTGGTCGCGAAGGCGCGGAAGTCGAAACTGCACTGGTTTGAAGCTGGCGTGGTGGTAGGCTTCGTCGGACGGCAACTAATTAAGACCTTTGGAGGTATATAGAGCATGCCGAACGCGGCTCAATATGCCGCCCTGAAAGCGGCGGGGGTATGCAGTCGAGGCTGTGGTCAGCCTATTTGGATGGCCGGGTTCTGTTAACCATGCTGGCTCGATAAGCAGCGCCGGAATTTCCGTCGAGGGGACCGCTTTGCAGCGCGCGGCATCGGCAGAGGAATTAGACCAGAGTGGGAAGCGCAACGGGACGAGAAAATTAACGCCATAGCAGCCCAAATCCTCAAATCGCAGGAGGCACCATGTTCCTGAACGACAACGGCATCCAGGTTTTGCAGTGGGAGACCATGATTCCCATAGAAGACATTGATGTGTTTGATGGCCGCAACGGGTTGGTCATTCCTCAGAAAATATCACACTTCGAAAAGGTCTTTCGTGTCGAAGGGTTTCGGCTACCGCTCACGGGTCGCCGCCTGCCGAACGGGCGCGTGAAACTATTATGCGGGCATCATCGTACCCCCGCAGCAAAGAATCTGGGGCTGCGTTTCATTCCTATGGTTCTCCTGCCCGACGACGCCCCTGACCAACTTGGTATAGACATCTATTTAGGAGATAACAATCGTCTTCTGAACTTGGCAACGCCCTTGATTATTAGTGCCGTACGCATTGCCGACTTGAACCGACAGGCGGGGTTGGATGATAGCGAACACAACTCCATAACCGGGGAGAAAGTCGGGCTCGACAAAGAAGAAGTCCGGGATGTTCGGGGTCTTGCGGACGGCTTAGACGCCAAGACAATGCATCCCGGTATCGCTGAGATTGCGAACTCTGACACAGCCATCCAGGCTTATCGGTTGTTTACGAAATACAGCCTGACAGTGGAGGCCCAAGGCCCGGTATTACAGGCTGTAGGTCAAAACCCCAAGGATGGGCTTCGCATTCTCTCACGCCAACTCTCCAAAGGGGATTACCAACCCGCGCGCCCTCGGCCCAAGCCAAAGGCTCTAGTAACTATTGATGAATTAGGAGACCGGGTGCGGGTTGCGGTGGAAAATTTTGTGAGCTTCGTAGAATCCGCCGAAGAGCTTGAAATGGACCCGAAGATTCGGCGTGAAATGAGCGACGGCTGGACTCAATTGACCCAAGTATGCCCAGAACTCCCGGAGGATAACAATGTTGAAAGTGAAATTCGTCAAACGTCCTGCTTCTCGGAAGTCGAAGAAACCTACTAAGCCGTTAAAGGCCGGAACCATCGACGGGGTTGAGCCTGTTCTGGCCACGTTGCCGACCGGGGAGGCCATAACCCGGTACATCATCACGTCGGCGCAGAATAACACTGAGATGCACGAGGGGACGTGGCAGAACCTACTTGCGCTGACCAATTACTATAAAGCCACGTTGTTGGTTGGAACCTTTACCTATAACAAGAGTGCTTATGGGGAAGCCTCCGTTAAACGAGGAACCGCCGACGAGGGAGACCATGGTTCCCTCTATGACCCGCGTCTCGTGCAGTACTTCTGCGATAAGCGCGTGCAACTCGGTCGGGGACTGGTGTGGTGCGGGGACTTGAACATTCAGCCCACCGCAAGTAACCCGCTCTCCGGTTACGACACCTTTTGCGGACGCAATTCCTGTATCTTTCCACACGCCAAGATAGCGGAACGGAGCGTGGCATCAACGGGCGGGAGCGGCGCGAAACTCATCTACACCACGGGAACGACAACCTGCAGGAACTACGTCCAGATGAAGGCCGGGCAAAAAGCAGAATTCAATCACACCTTCGGCGGACTGATTGTCGAAGTTGATAGCCAAGGTGTATGGAAGGTCCGCCAACTCGACGCCGAAACAGACACCGGAACCATCTGCGACTTGAATTTGAAGGTCGAGCGCGGGGTGGTGACCGACACGCATGGAGACAACGTGGAAGCTATCGTGTTCGGCGATATCCACGCCACCATCATCGACCCGACAGTCCTGGCTTTATCGGCCACGGCCCCGGGCAATATGATTGATTTTTTGAAACCAAAATACGTCGTCATTCATGACTTAATGGAGGGGGCTTCCGTCAACCACCATGACGTGAAGAAACCAGTAGAGAGGTTCAAAAAAGAGTTGCGCGATTTGACGGTCGTCCAACACGAACTGCAGGCCACCGCCGAGGTCCTCACCAAGTATTACCGCCCGGGCTCGCAAATTGTGGTGGTGAATTCTAATCACGACCGCTGGCTCGACCTTTGGCTCGATACCTACAACGCGCAAAAAGATGATGTGCGCAATTTAGAAATCTATCACGACGGCAACGCCGCGCGCCTCAAACAACAGCGACTCTGCGGCAGCGCCATGAACGTCCTCGAATACTTGCTCCGCAATCACACCGATTGTACCGCCCCCGCCCGATTCCTGGGTCTGGACGAACCCTTCTTGCTTTGCGACAATCGTCTCGAATGCTACCATGGAGACCTGGGACCGAACGGGACGCGCGGGTCCGCCCCGGCACTCTCTAAGGTGGGGCGTCGGGCTATCATCGGCCACTCTCACGTTGCGGGCATCTGGGATGGGTTGTACTCAGTCGGCACCAGTACTGAACTGCGAATGGGATACAATCATGGCCCCAGTGCCTGGACACACAGCCATGTGATTGTCTACAAGAACGGGAAGCGGGCTATAGTCACCATGTACGAAGGAAAGTGGAAAGCCTAATTCGGAGGGATTGAGCGTGACTCCAAGTACGGTTCGGTATCACCAACAGAAAGCGGCGCGGAGAGACGCAGGATTATGTCATATTCCTCGGTGCCCGCATCCTGCGCGTCCAGGACGGGTCGACTGCGAGCACTGCAGCATGATACAAAGGCGCCGCGATACCCGACGCGCGGACGCATTCGAAGCGCGCGGCATCGGCAGAGGAATTAGACCAGAGTGGGAAGCGAAACGGGCCGAGAACCTCAACGCCATAGCAGTCAAAATTTTACAAGGGCAGGAGCAATTATGAGCAGCAAAGATGAAGTTTCCACCAATCTCGATGACATCGTCGCCAAGATTGAAAAAGACCACGGCAAGGGGAGCATCATGATGTTGGGTAGCAAGAAGTTTGCTCCCATCGACGTGATACCCACCTCTTCACTAGCTCTCGATGAAGCCCTGGGCGTCGGAGGTCTCCCGCGCGGGCGGGTAATCGAAATCTACGGGCCGGAATCGGGCGGCAAGACCACGCTGTCGCTGCACTGCATCGCCGAGGCCCAGAAGCTGGGCGGCAAGGCGGCGTTCATTGACGCAGAGAACGCCCTGGACCCTATCTATGCCCGCAAGTTAGGCGTAGATGTCGACCACCTCCTGGTATCCCAGCCTGACAACGGCGAACAGGCTTTGGAAATTGCAAAGACCCTGATTGAGTCGGGCAAAATTGCTATCGTCGTCATCGACTCAGTCGCGGCGTTAGTCCCGAGGGCCGAACTTGAAGGGGATATGGGAGACCCCCAGATGGGGCTGCAGGCCCGGCTGATGTCGCAAGCGCTGCGGAAGCTTACTGCCTTGACTAACAAGACCCGTACCGTTGTCATCTTCATCAACCAGATTCGGGAGAAGATTGGGGTCATGTTCGGCAGTCCCGAGACCACAACGGGAGGGCGCGCGCTGAAGTTTTACGCTTCCGTGCGGCTCGACATTCGAAAGACCGGGCCGATTAAAGACGGGGACAAAGTCATCGGGGCCGAAACCCGCATCAAGGTGGTGAAAAATAAGGTGGCCTCTCCGTTCTGCGTGGCCGAAGTCAAGATTCTGTATGGGCAAGGTATCTCCCGCGAAAGTGATTTGTTGACTCTGGGGGTCCTGCGCAACGTCATCGAAAAGAACGGGTCCTGGTTGTCGTATAAGGGCGAGAGAATTGGGCAAGGGGCGGAGCAGGCGCGTTTATTTCTCGTGAATCATGTTGACATCGCCACCAAGATTGATGTAGAATTACGGAATATAATTTTCAAAAAAGAGGTGACAGTTGATTAACACGAGTCCTGCAGAACATGCCTATGTCGAAGGCACCCCGCTCTTTGATATGTGCCGCATTTGTGGTTTGCATTACACAGCCCACACTCTGAACTACCGCGACGGGATAGTGCCCTGGGGGCTCGGGGGGACCGTCTCCCCCGCTCCGCAAGCTCCCGAACCACCATCTGTGACTGTCCAGACCACAGCAGGTGATAATGACAAATGGGCGGGTGGAAAAGTTCACCCGGATGAACCCCAATCTGTTCTGCCTTCCGACGCGGCGGCACGAAAGGGAATTCCAATCGGAACCGGGGTCATAGATTATTTCCCAGCAGCCTTAGCGGAAGTCGCCAAGGTGTCGTTCGCGGGGAACCAGCAACATAATCCCGGCGAACCTCTACATTGGTCGCGCGGGAAGTCTACCGACCAAGCCGACACGATAATCCGGCATTACCTGGAGCGCGGGAAGATTGACAGTGACGGACAGCGGCACTCCGCGAAGCTGGCATGGCGGACTCTCGCGCTATTGCAGCTTGAACTCGAAGAGGCAGGAGCCCCACTCGCACGAGGGGCTACTTTACCCGACGCCGCCCCGCAGGTTTATCCTGGATATGCCATCATCAAGGGGAAAATATGAATCGCTCTTCCGCCATAGACTCGGTTGTTCGAGAATTCGAGTCGGCCATCTCACGGTACCCGGCATTTCATTCTGCGCACGAAGGATACGCCATCATATTAGAAGAAGTTGATGAACTCTGGACAGAAGTCAAGAAGAGCCCAAAGAAACGCGACCCTATTCTCATGCGAGAGGAAGCAATTCAAGTGGCCGCTATGGCTTTGCGATTTCTGATTGACGTATGCCCAAATGAATGACTAACGGAGGTCCTATGCTTAAGGTTTACCTCGCAGCACCGTACCAGAAAAAAGAAGACATTCGAAATTATGCCAAGGAGCTTCGGTCCTTGGGTATCGAAGTGACTTCTCGGTGGATAGATGAACCAGACAAACCAAATGTTCAGTTGAAGGATGTAGATGCGGCGATGTTGCGACTCTACGCAGGACACGATGTTGCGGATGTGCAGGCGGCGGACGTTTTCGTACTGTTCACTGACCCCACGAAAACCATCATTCGCCAAGGTCGCACGGTGGAGTCGGGTCTGGCTATCGCGTTTGGTATGCCCATTGTAGCGGTTGGGCTTGAATTTGAAAATATCTTCCACTACTTGCCGCAATTCACCCACTTCGAAACGTGGTATGATGTCCGGGACAAACTTTACGCTATGTACGTGCAAGCCACCCAATAATGCGCCCCAGACCCCCATGGAAGTGCCCGCACACCACCAGACCCTATCGGGCTCTGGGGCTCTGCAATGCCTGCTATTTGAAACAAAACGGCGGAAGTAAGCGATGGTATGCTCGCCATCGGACCCAAATGATTCAAACAGCAACTCAGTGGAATAAAATCCACGGAGAACGACGACGAGAAATTTCAAGATTGTCTGCGCGGCGAGTGTACCGCCGAGACCCCCAGAAAGCGATGCGTGCGGTGATGCTCGAATACCACACAAATTTGAATTATCACATCGCCTGGAATTTGCGGGCGAAAGTTCGCATGGCTCTCCATGGTCGGGCTAAAACCGCCTCGACCCTAAATTTGCTCGGGTGCTCGCTAGACGACTTCATCCGGCACTTAGAATCTCTTTTTACTTTCGGCATGACATGGGAAAATTATGGTTTAAGAGGATGGCATATCGACCATAAGCGTCCATGCGCGTCCTTCGACTTAAGCCAGCCCGCTCAACAACGAGCGTGTTTTCATTACACCAACCTCCAACCGCTCTGGGCCTTCGACAACTTGTCTAAGGGGAACAGAATATGAACCAATCATACCTGTTCCTTTGACTTCGAAACATTCTCTCTTCTCGACTTGACCGAGGTGGGTCTCGATAACTACGTTAATCACCCCTCAACAGGCGTCTCGATGCTCGGCTGGGCGTTGGACAAAGAAGATGTGGAGTTGTGGTTCCCGCACAAGGGACCCATGCCGCAGAAACTGCTCGATGCCCTGCTGGACCCCGCCATCATTAAAGTTGCTTGGCATGCCATGTTCGAGTGCATGTTTATGAATCGTGTAGTCTTCGGCCCTCGGTACGCGGCGGGGGACCACCAAGTCCCCATTAGTGAATACCGCGACCCCATCATTCTGGCGCGCGCGTTGTCGCTTCCCGGAAAACTGAAAACCGTCGCGGAAGTTCTGCAAATGCAGAATCTGAAAGACCCGCGCGGGGAAGAACTGATGCAGATGTTCTGCCAGCCCGTCAGCCTGGGCGGGGAAATGACGTTGTTCGGGATGACCACGCCGCTCTTCCGAGACCATAACAGCCACCCGCGCGAATTTGCCGAGTACGGCGAGTACTGCAAGCAGGACATACGGACAGAACGAGACCTCTGGTACCGCCTGCTGCAGATTCCGTTTCCAGAGATTGAATGGCAGGGATGGCTTCTGGACCAGAAGATTAACTCCTTTGGAATACCGGGGCGCAGGGACCTCGCCGAAAAAGGGCTGCGGCTTGCGCTAAAGTGGTTAGGAATCCAGAAAAAGCTTCTGAAAGAGAAGACCGGGTTGGCGAATCCCAACTCCGATGCGCAGTTTAAGGTGTGGGCTGCGGAGCGGGGGTATCGCCTAAACTCTCTTCGCGCGGAGACCGTAGCCGCCGAACTCAAAAATCCCGAAGCCCAGATAACTCAGGAATGCCGCGAAGCCTTCGCGTTGCGGTCTTCTGCCCGCAAGTCGTCTTATACAAAAATCGAGAAGTTCTTGAGTCTTCTGTCTACCCTTGATGACCGTCTACGCTACCAGTTTAATTACATGGGCGCATCGCGGACAGGGCGTTGGAAGAGCGGTGGCGGGGAAGATGCATCTATGCAGGTGCAGAACCTCGCGCGCGGGGTGAAGGCGGTCAAGAAGAAACTGGCATTGGCTCTAAAACTTTTGGAAGCGGAAGATTACGACGGAATTGTGAAGGAATTTACGAATACCAAAGACCCGAAGGATTCCATCACCATCATGGAGTTTGTCATCACCCTTCTGCGGTCGCTGTTCCAAGCCAAGCCAGGAAAGAAATTTCTCGTTGCTGATAAGAACGCTATCGAAAACCGCATGCTGGGCTGGGCGGCGGGATGCGAGAAGATTCTGGAGGTTTTCCGCCGAGGCCGCTGCCCCTACATGTCTTTCGGCGCGGAACTGTTTGGAATTCCATACGAACAATGGTGCCGAGTCGAGAACGGGGTTCATAAACCTAAGCCCGAATTTGAAGAGCGTCGGCAGCAGGCGAAAGCACCCGTACTCGGCGGGGGATACGGTCTCGGCGGCGGCGACAGCTACATCGACGAATACGGCGACGAAAAGCGTGGTGGGCTGTGGGGATACGCGCTGAACGTCTGTGGCGTCGATATGCCCAGAGAGTTGGCGCATAAAGCCGTCAAGATTCTGCGAGAGACTTGGGTTGAGGTTCCGGTCTTTTGGACAGACCTCGAAGAGGGGTTCAAACAGGTCCTAAAGCGCGGCGGGTCTATCAGCGTCGGAAAGGTAACCTGGAATAAACACACCGAGGAGTGGGTCGAGCACCCCACCCACGGCAAGCAGTGCGTCATCACCTTTCGACGCATCGCGATGGGGAACGGGAAATATACGATTCGGATGGAACTGCCGTCCGGGCGGGCTCTGCATTACCTGAACGCCACGATTGAGGACGAACAGCGCGTTAGCAAAAAGACGGGGAACCCCTACACCTCGCATACCATTTATTACGACGGCATCGAACATAGCGCGACCCAGGACGCGGCGGGCAAGACACAGAAGAAACACCACAAATGGGGCCGGGTCAAGACGTACGGCGGCAAGCTGGCCGAGAACGCGGTCCAAGCTATGTCGCGGGACGACCTTTTGAACTCTATGTTCCTGGCCGATGAGATGGGGTTTGACATTTGGGGTCTCTTTCACGACGAACTCGCGGTCGAAGTCTCCGACGACATGTTCGGGCTGCGGCTGGAAGACCTAATTTGGTGTTTTGTTCAGATTCCGTGGTGGGCTCCGGGGCTCCTCCTGGGGGCCGAAGGGTACGAGTCGAAAGTTTACAAGAAAGGCTGAGAAATTTCTTGACAAGGTTCCAGTACTTTGGTACTATTGACGTGAGCAGAAATGAGTTCGGATTTTACAATGCGGAGCATTCAGCAGGCTATTCGAGACGCGGGCGGGGAGTGGATTGGCGTTCAGACCGCGTTTCAGCCTTGGGATTCTGCGGCCCCCCAAATAGTGTTTAGGCATCCCCGTACAAAAAAGGTCGTCGTCCTGCGTTTCAACCCCATCTTGGATAGTGCGGAGAAAATGTACGAAAAGGTCCTGGCAGTTCTTACCGAAGGTTACCCTTCTCCCATGCCAAGTCTTGAGCCCCAGGTCACGGTCCCTCTCGCGGCACTATTGAAACTCGGGGAGATTCTTTCGGACGCATCTAAAGAAATTACCGCGCTTTGCAAACAGGAGAAAAAGAAATGACAGACACACCGAAATTGAATTTGCGCCAGAAGCTGATTCAGGTCTATTCCGAAATCGACCACATCGAGAAGTCCGGTCGCAACACAAAACAGAACTACAATTTCGTCAAGGCAGCCGACGTTCTGCGCGCAATTCGCGACTCGTTCGCGAAGTTGGGTATCTACGCCCAGACGAACTATGAGTTGCTGGGGACGTATGACATCAAGACCAATAGCGGCGGGAATATGCACACCGCGACTGTGAAAGCCACCATCGTGCTGTACGATGCTGACTCCGATGAGACCAAGGCCATTAGCGGCCTGGGCGACGGGGCGGACTCAGGTGATAAGGGCATCTTTAAGGCCCAAACCGGAGCCACCAAGAACGCGCTCCGCAACGGAACTCTCTTGCCCGACGAAGCGGACCCTGAAGCAGATGAAGAGGTTGATGATAGAACCGCGCCGACCGCATCTAGGACCTACCAGGAAGACAAGCATGACGCTCCGCGCTCCCAGGCCACCCCTAAACAGGGCACGGAACGCCCTACTCAGGCCCCTGCGACGGTACACGAGAAGGGGACCTCGCCAGCGGCCCACACCCAGGAGACCCCTACATTGTTTGGTGTGGCACCTGCGGCTGCCCAAGAGTCGACGGAGATTGCACAGGCTGCGGGTCGTGAACCCGGCGACGAGTCCGAGACAACCCCGCCGACAGAAGCCGAGTTGGTGACGTACCGCGAGAAATTCAAGAAGTTGGGTGATGACCTCTCGGCGGATGGTCAGTTGAAAGCCAGCAAGGGTCTCCCCCTCAACCGCAAACTGCTTGTCTTCCTATTGAGCATCACGAAGGCGGCGGACGCAAAGGTTCTCACGAAGGCGCAATGGGATAACTTTTTCGGGCGCGTCAAGACGGCGATGGAGGAACCCACAATTGGTTTGGTCGGCATCACGAAGTTGGTCAACAAGGCAAACGGGCTCGACGACAAGAAGTAACTAATTTCACACTAGGAGAGAACAATGAACAATCTGGTAATTGTTGGACGCATCGGACGCGTGGGTGATTTGAAATACACCCAAAGTAGCAAAGCAGTGGCTTATTTCAGTGTCGCGGTCGACAATGGGAAGACTTCGGATGGAGAGAAGCGCGAAGCCACTTGGTTCGAAGTGACTCTCTGGGAGAAGCAGGCGGAAAGTCTGCATCAGTACCTGCATGTCGGCGACAGAATCGGCGTCAGCGGACAGGTTCAGTTGAAAGCGGCTGAAGAGCGGGGCGAGAAGACCTACCCAGCCAAACTGACCGTATCCTTTCCTCGGATTGAACTCCTGGGAGACTCCAACAAGCAGAATGACACTCAAAACGCCAAACCCGCGCAGCGACAGGCGGCGCCAGCCTCGACGCAAGTCAACGACGAAGATATCCCCTTCTAATCGAAGTTGCGGAGTCGCACTCCGCTGATTTGGTGGTAGTATGAGATACGGCTAGCCTGCGGGAGCGGGCACAGGGTTTTCCCCGTGTCGTCTCATGCGCGCGTGGTAGCACCAACGAGAATGCCAAAAATCCACGCACAAATTTTATGAGGTGTCTGTGGTATCTCTAAATCAAGACCAAACTGCCGTTGTCTTCGACTCCCAGGGCGCGCGCTCTATTGTGGCAGGTCCTGGGAGCGGAAAGACCACCACGATGGTGGAGTTGGTTCGCCACCTTATCGCAGATGGTGTCTCCCCTACCGAAATTCGCGCAGTCACCTTCTCGAAAGAAATGGCAGGGCATCTCGCGAAGAAGCTAGGCATCGACGGCATCGCATCCACCTTCCATAGCCTGGGCTACGCAATTTGTTCCGAGACCGAACGCAAACCCGTCGAGCCAGAACTGCGGTATCGGCTGATGTGCCGACTCTGCAAGCGGTGGGGGCTCGACTACAAGGAACTGGACATGTTCATTGCCCGGATGCGCCGCGAGAACATCACCCCTGCGGCGGTGGAGTATGACGACGGCGGGAACTACCCTGTCGATTTAGGGAGCGCGTACGTCGAGTATGAGGATACCCGCGCGCGGGAAGGCTGGATGGACTTCGACTCCATGCTGGCAGACGCGGTGCAGTTGCTGGAGACCAACACCCAATGCCGGGCGCGCTGGCAGCCAAAATACCTCATCGTCGACGAAGCCCAAGACACCGATAACTGCCAATGGCGCATGATGCAACTAATGGCCGAGACGCATAACAACATCACGGTCGTTGGCGACCCGAACCAAGCCATCTACGGCTTTCGTGGGGCGAAGCCCGACAACATCACCAATTTCCAACAGTGGTTCCCAGAAGGCCGCCGCTATTACTTGGGGTTGAACTACCGAAGCACACAAACCATTGTGAAGTTTGTTCGCGAGAACGTACCCCCCGGCACCCCGCAGGAGTTACTCGACCGAATGGTCGCCGCCCGCGACGTGAAGGGCGCGCCGATTGGGCTGAAGATGTATTGGAACGACGACGACGAAGCCGAGTCAGCGTTGAAGCTGGCACAGGCGGACCCGCTCAACAGTATTATTCTTGCCCGCACTAACCGCGCCGTGGGACTCCTGGAGCGGTTGTGTAATCGGTATAGTGTTCGATACCACCTGATGGGCAAGACCGGATTCTGGAAACAGAATGAGATTCGGAAGGCCGTCCAAGCGCTGGGAAATTATCCGCTAATTTCCTGTGAGGCCGGGCTGAACCTTACCCTCCCGGGCATTGAAAAGAAATATGCCGTAGACGACCGGACGGAGCGCGATAACGACGCGCTGGAAAATTTACAGACGTTGCGAATCATCGGCAAAGATTTCAGCAAGGCCAGAGATTTTGTGATACACGCCAACAAGATGATGCACCGCCGCAACGACCCGAGGGGCGTCTCGATATCCACCGTCCACCAAGCCAAGGGCGGAGAATGGAAGAACGTCTACATCATCGGAGCCAACGCGAAGGGATTCCCGCACCCAAAGGGAGACCCTATGGAAGAAAAGCGCATCTACTTCGTAGCAATATCACGGGCAATCGATAACCTGCGTATTTCGTTCGCCGGGACGCCGTCGTTGTACTTGCGAAAATATTTAACGGAAGAAATTTTGGATACGCTTCGTGAGAAGGCGGAAGAGGTTGACCGACTGCAGGAACAGAAAAAACTTTTCGCATAGGAGAGAACATGAGCACCATGAAGCCGCATCTGTACATAAATTCGAAAGGGTACTTCGTCACCCGCCACAGCTACAGCGGCGGCGACTCGTTCAATTACTGTGCCCGCAAGTACTACCTTGAGCGCGTGCAGGGTTGGTCAGAGAAACAGGAGCGAATCGCCAAGTATTTTGGCATTGCGCTGGAAAAGGCGTGGACGTTCTGGCACCAGCGCGGCCAGGACACCAGCGCCGCTGTCGCCGAGTTTGTGCGCGTGTGGGCGGAACATAAAGATAAGGATTACATCTACTCCAAGCCTGAAAAAGACTGGGACACGCTGAATCTCACGGGGCAAGAACTCATTCGCCTCTACGCTATCCGCTACCCAACGTTGCCATATGTCGTGAATAACACCAAGGATTTCCAGGTCGAGACCACATTTGAAGTGTTTCCCGGCACCAAGCTGGCGGGCATTGAATTCACCAGCTATATCGACTTGCTGGCGCAGGACAAAGTTTCGGGAAAGCCCATCATCATTGACTGCAAGACCTCGGGCAAGGATATCCCCGACCTTATCGTGCTGGACCCGCAGCTTCGGAGCTATTCCTGGGTGAAGGGATTCCGAAAAGTGGCGTTTTTGTGGTTCCGCAAGATGGGGCGGTCGATTTCGCGCGGCGACACGGCTACGATGCTGGAGCCCTACGCCGGATTGGCGCCGGGCACCGACGTCACGGTCCTGGCGACAGGTGAATTCGGAGTCTGGGTGACCCCGGACGAGAATGGATACACGGAAATGGCCGAGAAGTTTGTTGGCGAATCGAAGGCGGTGAAGGCGGCGCGATTTGATTATGTGGCTCTTCGTGGCTCCCATGTCACCGAATCATCTCTCACTAAACAGCGCGTTCAATTTGGGATGTCCACGATCACCTCCGAGAGTGCCGAGGATATCGGGCGGTCCATCAAACAGGACATCATCAACATCACGACCGCAACGGAGAAAGAATTCTTTCCAATGCAGAGCGGGATAAGATTCCCAAATGAAAAGTGCCCAAATTGCGCGATGCGTGGAATTTGTGCCAACCGTCCCGAACTGCGGGACATGCTGTTGGTTCGGAAACAGCAGGATGAACTTGCTTTTTCGCAAGAAACGGAGTAGGCTCTAGGTTCCACTGAGCCTCCTATGGTAAAATCCAAATTTTCCAATGACGACCTGACGCGGTGGAAACGAGAAATCAACCCCTCGCCGATTATCGGGTCTCGGGTCCCTTTGCGCCGCGAGAACGCTGAGTATCTCGGGTTATGCCCGTTTCATCCTGACAAAAACCCCTCATTCAAAGTTTGGAAGTCTGACGAAGGGGTGTGGGGGTTCAAGTGTTTCGGATGCGGCGAGGCCGGGAACGTGTTTCAGTTCGTGCAGAAATTTGACCAAATTCCGTTCACCGTCGCCGTCGCTAAAGTCTTAACGGAAGCGGGTGTCGCTGGCTGGGAAGACGGGCAATCACAAGCGGACCCCAAGATTCCCGACCAGACCCCGAAGGAAACCGTTACCTTCCCGATGGCGCAATACCAACCCGCTACGGCGGCACTGGAGCGCTCCCCTGCAGGGCAGAAATGGTTGGCGGCGCGCGGAATCACCATGGAAACCGCGCGAAAGTTTCACCTGGGTTTCGTGCAGAGCGCGGCGGCAATTTCTAACAGCAACTCCTGGGTAAACGACGGCTGGGTGCTGTTTCCGACCATTTCAACAGACGTTGAAACCGTCACTGCAGTGAAATATCGGAGCCTTATCGCAAAGAAGGGCAAGCGCCCGGACGGGCATGAGAATTCTGGCATCTTGCGCGCGCCCGACACCTCCACGACCCTCTATAATCTTCAAACAGTGACGCCGCAGGGGGATGTGTGGGTCTGCGAAGGCGAACCCGACACTCTGGTGCTGGCCCAGGCCGGATTGACCGCCGTAGGGTACCCGATGGCGGGATATAAGCCTACAGAGGAGGAATGTGAGTTGCTTTCCTCGGCGAAGCGTCGGTTCCTGGCAGGGGATAATGACGCGGTGGGCTCTAAGGCCATGGCGGGATTACTGGCAAGATTACGCGGAGAGACCCACGTCATTCGCTGGCCGAACAACCGAAAAGACGCCAACGACGTTCTGACAAACGAATGTGGGAACGACCCGGCCAAGTTTAGGGCGCTCGTTGGGGAATTACAAGCTCGGGCTACCCGAACCGGGCCGATCACTATAGAGTTTCACACCCCCGCACTTCCAGACCCTGATGGAGAATATGTGGTTGCGCCTGCGGAGCATCAAGAAGATGGCTGGTTTCCGCTCGGGGATATCAGCCTGATTGGTGGGGCCAGCGGTACGGGAAAGACAACTTGGATTTTCGAAATGCTCCATAAACAAAAACAGGGTTGGGAAGTCTTAGGGCACAGCACCTTCAAGCACTCTTTTCATGTTCTGGCGTACGACAGGGGAGCAAACGCTTTTACCCGCACGCTGCGGCGGCTGAATTTAGCGCCGAGGGATATCCCAACAACCCCCCTCCCGCTGTCTTTCGGCACCGACGCGGTGCAAAACATCATCAATGAAATCGAGAAGATGAGGCCGACCCCCAATATAATATTCATTGAAGGGTTAGACATGCTGCTCGATGACGCCAATAAAAAGTCAGTCGTATCCCCATTCATGCGACAAATGCAAGAGACGGCGGCGCATTTTCACATCGCTTTGATTTGTAGTGTCGGAGCACCCAAAACCAAGCGCGGGGAAGACTACGCCGCCAAGCGGGATAAGCTCTCAGGGAGCGAAGCCTGGGGTCGGAACTGCGAAACGGTCTGTGTACTCGAATTCTCTGAAGAAGACGACGGGACCGCCCCCCAGCGCGAATTAACCATACTCCCACGCAATGCCCCGGCTGAAAAGTTCACCCTTCAGTTCGAAGGCGGGCGTCTTGTGCCAGTAAAAGCAACCGAAGAAGAAGAACCAGACCAAAAACCCACAGGGCGGCCACCTCTGGCGTTACAGAAGGCTGTTCGGTTTTTGGAGCGAGAACTGCAAGATGGAACCAGGAAAGACAGCCAGGAAGTGTACGCCCGCGCGCAAGGGTTGGAGAGAATCAGCAGGAGTACTCTGGACCGCGCCATCGACTCGATGCACATCAAAACCGAGATGGAGCCGTATACAACCACAAATCCTCGTTCACATGTGGTCAAGCACGGTTACCGGGTCATGTGGTCATTAGAGCCCATGAGTGTTGGCGGTGAAAACAACATCGAAGAGATGAACGGACAATCATCACCTTTGCTGGACTATGGGTCGTCACATGGGAAATAACTACCCATGTCTGCTTGTAAGGGTTCGTCAAATGAGTTTTAGCTGTGTGCAGGAGAATACTTTTGGAAATGGTTGTATATATATGATTCTATTATATATAAGTCTTTCCAAAACCCTTCTGGAAAACAAGGGGGACTTCTGGAAACACTTTCCAAAAGTAAACTATTTTCTGCGCCGAGGAGGAAAAGACCATGTCTCGACTAAGTAAGAGTTTGCCTCGAATCGCAGCCCATGAACTGCAAAACACCCGCTGCGGGTTGAAGAACCTTCAGTTTAAGTTGGAACTGATATCGGAAGCCTACGGGGCCGCCGATGTAGAAAACGATTTTCGAGATTGGTGCCGGGGCTTGGAGGAAGGGCTCCATCCGAAATACCCGATTTTCGATTACATGAAGGTGATTGACTCTCGGTTAGGGTCTTCCCCTGAAGAGAAGCGGGCCGATTTCGACGACCCGGCCATCAGTGAATTGCAATCCCTCGCATATGAGTTGACCGGGCTGTTTCCGGTAAAAACTTCAGTCGCAAATGCGCGGGTGATATACTCGGTCGAAGAGATCAAAGATGCCTTGGTAGAATACACCGAGGCTCTACCGGATAAAGGCTCGAAAGCGGACATGCGGGCCTTCTGGGCCGAAGGCGGGGTCGACGCCATCATTCTTGCCCGCAGACGGAGAGCCGAACATGCCCGTTAAAGTGGTGAAGATTAGTCGGAAGTATCTGAATTTCGGGACCTACATCGGACGGGAGTGGGCGGGGAACGGTGAGTCTCTTTTTCACAATCCTTACCACATCGGTCCCGACGGTTCCCGTGCGGAGGTGATTGCTAAATTTGCGGAGTACTGGTATAGTCCGCAACAGAAGTTTCTCCGCGAGGCGGCCTTGACTCATATTGCGCAGCATGCTACACTGGGTTGTTGGTGCAAGCCCCGCGACTGTCATGGAGACATTATCGCGGGGTATCTTAACTGGAAACGACAGGAGCCCAGATTATGGTAGATGCAGCCGACCACACCGAACCAGATTGTCGCGGGAACTGCGGGTTCTGCAAGAATCACGAAGACGGGTACGCTAAAATGGATGAGAATGGGAAAATGCAGCCCGCTTGTTGGCCCTGCATCGACAAAGACCGCGTGGCGGTAAAGTTTCGCCCCCGTAAGCCCGTGGGAACGACATTCACGGAAGACACCGACACCGATGTCCATATTAAAGCGCGGGAGAAGAAAGAGAAACACGCCCCCGGTCTCGCGCCATCCGAAGTTCGACCAAAGGTGAACTAATGGAAACCAATGAACAGAAAATAGCAAGAGAAGAGATTAGTGCCGTTGTGGCGAGCCTGCTTCGAATTGCCACGAAAAACAAATGCGCCGTCGTCGGATTTGTGATTGGAGCGGAGCCCGCGCTGATGATTCGATTTGGCAACGTGAAAGAGAAGGGTCCTGCGCTGGCTGAGTTGTATTTGAAACTCTCCGATATCTCCGAAGAAAAAGAAGAGTCGGGAGAGACGATTATCCGCAACATAAAATCCGAAGGGTTGGGAAATTAACATGGAAATGTACGCGACCAGTCCTGACGTAGACCCCATTCAACATGTTCGGGAGTGGGCGATGCATATGGCGGTCAATGAGGACAACTCTGAGCGGGGGTATGCACACCTCGGGTGGTTGTTGCTGCAGGTCGCGGATATGCAATACTGGCGCGTACATTTTACGACCTTCCGAGAGTACCTCCGAAGTGTGGCGCAAGTCTCCAGGAAGTCTGTCGGGCAACTTCACCAGTATTTTCTTACTGTCCGAGACTTGAGCGACACATTTTCGGCAGAGCAACTTGAAATTATGGGAATTTCGAAAGCTATCAAACTGCGCGCGGCGAAAGATTATGCCATAGTTCTGCCCGCCGTCGTGGTGAATGCCGCGCTCGACCCGAAGATTACTGTTCAGGACCTGAAAAAAGTTATTTCCGTCGCACTTAAGATGCCGGAGGAAGAGGGCGACTGGATGGACCTGGAATTTGAGTTCATGGTGACGCCGGAACAACGCGCCCTATTTACGCAAGCCGTGGATGTGGCGATGCACACGGAGCCGTTGACGAAATCAACGATTTCTAAATCTGCCCAGATGCTGGACGTGGCAACCAAGTTGGCTCAGGAATTTTTAGGGTCTCATTGCGGTGATGGGCAATGAGAAAATTTGTGTGTGTGGAATTAGACCAGACCCGGAACTGGGTGGTGAGGATTTTTCGCAGCGAGAGCGCCGCATATGGCGCGCAGGGTCCTACGGATGTCATTTTATATTCGAAGGCCGTGAGTAGTATCCGTCACGCGTTGTTTATTCGGTCCAAAGGGTTATGTGAACTTTGCAGTGAAATTTTGACCGAAAAGTCCGGGCATATGCATGAACAAATGCATCGCGGAAAGGGTGGTGAGATAAGTCTGGAGAATAGTGTTTTTATTTGCGCCCGTACGCATAAGCGAGAGCATCGCGACAGGAATGTGCGATGGGGCGAGACCGTCTGTCAGCACATGAACAATCCATTTGAATGTAAACTTTGTCGAGAGAGGAGTATTTTGTGATAAAACACTTAATTCGGGTACTGGTATTGGTGATGGCTGTTTTCGTGATTAACGGCAGGGGGGTAGCGACCCCAATTGGCGGCCCTACGGGATACACGCTTTGCGCTTCAGAAAATGGTACGTGTTCATTTACTGGAACGGCGAGCGTGGCGTATGGGGCGAACGGACAATTCAATTATCAAAACCTCACGGGAGGCACGCTCTGCGCTAATTCGGTCTTTGGTGACCCAATTTACGGAGTTGCAAAGGCATGCTATACGCAGGCGGCACTACCACCGAGCGGAGGTCCTACGGGCTACACGTTCTGCTCTTCTGAAAGCGGAACTTGTTCCTTTACGGGAACGATGAGCGTGGCTTTCGGAGCTAACGGTCAATTCAACTATAAGAACCTCACGGGCGGAACGTCCTGTACCAACACCGTGTTCGGCGACCCAATTTACGGAGTTGCAAAATCGTGCTACACGCAAGCGGTGACACCTCCCCCAAGCGGCGGACCCACGGGTTACACATTCTGTGCTTCGGAAAACGGCGCGTGTGCGTTTACCGGAACTGCGAGTGTGGCTTTCGGAGCTAATGGCGCATTTAACTATAAGAACCTCACAGGCGGCACGCCATGCACGAATGTCATCTTCGGCGACCCAATTTACGGAGTTGCAAAATCTTGCTACACGCAGTCCGTCACTGTTGGGAGTGTCGTGATTACCACGGCGTCAATTCCTGGCGGCATGGTTGGGTTGTCTTATCAAACTACCATCGCCACCACGGGCGGAACGGCCCCCTACACCTTTTCCATATCGGGGGGTTCTCTTCCACCTGGGCTCTCTTTGGCGTCTAGCACAGGAATGATTTACGGAACACCAATAGTTTCAGGGGTATTCCCGTTCACTATTCAGGTAGTTGATTCGGAGAATCCAGCCGCATTAGCTACGCATCCGTATACTATCGCCGTTGTGTCGACGTTGGCAATCTCTACAGCATCCTTGCCTGCCGCGAACATCGGGGTGGGGTACACCACAACCATTACCGCAACGGGAGGCGTTGTGCCGTACACGTTCGCGGTTACGAATGGTTCATTGCCTGCGGGGTTGCCTTTGAATTCTGCAACTGGCGTTCTCGCGGGGACTCCAACAACGGGAGGGGCTTTTAACTTCACACTGACGGCTTCCGACAGCGCAGTGCCTCAAGATAAATCCTCGGCCCCATTTCTCATTGTTGTGGGGCATACGGTTATTGTGCAGTGGACGGCATCCATTACTCCAGGGGTTTCCTATAACGTGTACTCTGGAATCACTTCGGGGGGACCTTACACCTCGATTGGAACCACATCCGCGTTGAATTTTAGGGACCCCACATCTACTGCGGGAAACACTTATTACTATGTGGTAACCGCGTTCGACACTAATGGTGAGAGTGGGTATTCCAATGAAGCGTCAGCAGTGATTCCAAAACCCTAAAGAAAAAACTTGACAATGGATTATCTTTAGGGCAGTATTAAAGGTGCGAAGTGGAGTAGGATTCACCTAGTATACCCCGGCGGCGAGCCGATGAGCAGACGGCTCGCCAGCCTCCTTCGAATTCAATCTGCCAAATACGAGGAGAATTATGAGACTTCCGAAATTTCTTGCGACGTTCTTATTGATTTTGGTCCTGGCGTCAGGCGTGTTTGCCCAATCCACCCCGGCAGTGAAGTACCCAACGTCGAGCCAGTATTGGGTCGGCGTGACGGGCGGTGACTCATTCAACAACACGAATCTGGGAATTGAAGTTGGTTTAGAGAAGCCGTTTTCGAAGCGCTTCGCAATCAGCTTGACGGAACGTTTCCTGCCGCTAGAAACCAAACGTGCGCTGGGAACAGGTGATGCGAACATCGTCCGGGGTACGACATATGTCTGGTTGACTCCAAAGTTCGGTTTCGCGGCCAATGCGGAATTATCCAGCTACTCAATTTCGCAAGTCAATAAGGCGACCATCTATGTGTTCGGCGGACCTGTATGGCGCCATACCATATTTGGAGCCCCCGCGCGCCTGGAATTGGATTACGTCGGGCAAGTCGACAACCACTACATCAACCAATTCCTGGTCAACCACAACTTGCAGACGGGCGGAATTGAACCCGGCCAGATGCAGGGCGCTCGATTTGCGCTGAACCTTCGAGCCGGATGTTTCTCAAACTTCTGCGTTAATATCAATGAGGAATATTCCCTCGGAAGGGTTTTGACGCAAGGCAACCCAATTTGTGACGGCACCATTGGGAACGGCAGTCAAGCCGGAATTGCCTCCTGCCCGCGCGGTAGCGGTATCTCGGGAAGCGTGGCGGCATCCGTCCGCTTCGTGTTTCCGCGACCTCGTGGTCACGAAAACGATTTGTTCTAAGTTTGCAACCTAAAGGGGGCGGTAAATCGCACGTCGCCGCCCCCATCTAATCTTCTGTGAGGAGATGGAAATGGGCCACAACGTTGGAGATCAAGCAAATCGAGCGGTGAAAGCGGGAGAGCGAAAGGCGGCGGAAGAGAAGCGCACCCCCGAGGAAATCATTAAGGGGATTCGCGGAAATCTCGCGGCGCATCTGGCGGTCACGCCCAGCGACACGCAGTTTTTGCTGGCGCAGTATGATGCTGCGGTAAAGTCCAATGTTTAACATCCACATCGAAGTGCCGTCCGGTGCGGTCTCGCGGGGGTATGAGCGTGAGACCGAGGAAGAGGCTGTCAAGGTGTTCGAGCGCAATGTGGCGCAGATTAAGCCGTGGGACGGCATCGTCTGCGACGTCGTGATGACCGAAGAGGGTAAGGAAGTGAAGAGGGAGCATATCGACAATGGCTCACGATAAGGCCGGGAACCGCATCTTTCGTAAAGTCCAGGTCCGGGTCATCTTCCCGGACGATATTTTTCCGCCGAAGCTGTTCACGCAGCGTGCCGGGCCGAAACAGGGATTTGGGGACTCAGGCAGAGCGGCAATGCTGGACCAGATTGCTGATCAACTCGACACACTTTACCCGTACTGGGAATTCAATCTGACTGAACTCGCTCCTATCGGAAGTACGGCGAAATATGTGATGACATTTGCTGGGTATCGTCGCGCGGCGAACACAGACCCCCAACTGGGGATGGACGACTCAAGGGTGAGCGTATGAAGCGCGAACTTTATGATATATGGGAAGAGGCGGACCCCCTTGGCCATCCGAACCTCTGGCGGTGCCAGTTGATAAATTTTATTGCTAGTTTCCCCAGCCAGGAGTACGCCGAACGGTATGTCGCGGCTGTGAAGAAGACTCGGAAAGAACTGGGGCTCAAGTAAGAGTGAATGGTGGGCGCCACCCGCAAAGCATAGGTCCGCATTTACAATCCACGCATGTAGTTTGAAACGGCTCCCAGCACAGAGTATTGAGGCAAGTCCACTCCGCCCCGCAGACTTTGCAGACGTGCGGCTGGCTCCAGGGGACCTCTTCGGAAAGTCGTTTCTTCATGCCCGCAAGTATATCATAAAATCCCTTGACAGGGTACTAGTACTTTGGTACTCTTGATTTATGGCAAACTTCTCCATCGCCGTGGCTCTCACTCTTCAGCATGAAGGGGGCTATGTTGACAATCCCGCCGACCCTGGCGGGGCGACGAACATGGGGATTACCCAGTACGATATGCCGGGGCAGGATATAAAGACCCTGAATGTGGCTCAGGCGACGGCCTATTATTTAGAACACTACTGGAAACCCTTCTATTCGCAGATTTCCAATCAGGCGATTGCTTCCAAGCTCTTCGATCTCGGCGTCCTTTTCGGTGTCGGCACCGCCGTGAAAGTCCTTCAGGGAGTTTTATCGCTAGTTCAGGATGGGAATTTCGGTCCCGTCTCTTTGTCTGCGGTGAACGCGGCAGGCTCGGGTCTATTGTCGGGATATAAAAACGCTCTAAGCCAACACGCCGTAAACGTGGTAGCATCGAACCCCCGTGAGGCAATGTTTCTAGCGGGCTGGCAGCGGAGGATAAACTCTTAAAGACTTTTTATTTCATAAGTGAAGACTATTTTGGCCCAGACGGAGGGCAAGGCTCATCAGTCAATTGGGGCTAATCAAACAAAAAGCCGTCGGACG